CCCTTCGGACCGGCATTGCCTCGCTGGCCCGTGCGTTTACCGGGCAGGATGGCCGGTTGGCTTGAGGATGGGACTCTCACCCTACCTCAGAGGAAAGCCAACCGGCCATCTGCGTATCTGCAGGAAGAAACCAATTCCTACGAACCTTCTTCCGGGTATTCCAAGATTTTTGTAGACGGGACGTCACGCGCCGAGGTAATATGTAGGCGTTGGGCTGGTGAGAGGCCCACCGACGAAGGGACCAAGATGACCACTCGGGAGCGCATTCCCCATACCGCATCCTTCCTACAGACCTTCCACACCGCCACCCGGGCGGCTGACCGGCTCGCCAACGCGGAGGTCCAGATGCACGAGCAGCCCGCCCCTCAGCCCGAGGTGGACGAGATCGAGGCAGTTGCTTTCGTCACCGGCCGTCCGGCTGCTACGGTCTCTCCGATGATCAAGGTCTCTGGCTGGAACGTCAAGACCGGTCCGGCGCTGGTGACCGAGAAGCAGGCCAAGTACATGATCTCGATCGCGCACCGGCCGAGCGTCACCGATGAGATGCGGTTCTCCCTCCGGGTGCGCCTGGAGCAGGGCATGGCGAGAATCGCGGCATCGCAGTTCATCAGCCGCTACAAGGACATGCCGACTGCCGCTGCGGCTGCTACCATGGTTGAGGCTGTGGCTCCGGGCGCGAGCACCGAGGAATACCTCCGGGCCACCACCGCGCAGCCGCAGGTGGCTGACGGCCGGTACGCGGTGGAGGACGACGGAACGCTCAGGTTCTTCAAGGTCAAGAACGGCCGCAAGCCTGGCTACGTGTTCCTGGACATCCAGGCGAGCGACGACTGGCACGCCATCCGGAACGTGACCCGGATCCGCACCATCCTGGACCTGATCGCCGTGGACCAGTTGAGCGCGGCTCGCCGGTACGGCATGGAGCTGGGGAAGTGCTCCCGCTGCGGTCGGACGCTCACGGACGAGACCTCCCGGGCGTACGGCATCGGCCCGGAGTGCCGCAAGAAGTAAGCCGATCTGCCCGCCTGGAGCACTTCCGGGCGGGCACCACATGGAGTAGCGTCATTGAAGTGGGCGAGAGAGCGCTCCAGACCGAAGGGACCGATCATGGCCAGGGACTACGCGAAGACCATCGGCGCACTGATCGCCATGGCTGAGGATGAGGCGAACACGCAGGAGGCGCGGCAGAGCTACCGCGACAAGGCGGAGACGCTGATGCGGGAGTACCGCGTCAGCGAGGAGGAGGCCATCGCACAGGACTCCGAGGCAGCCACCAAGCCGCGCCGCTTCGACCTGCTGATCATGACCGGAAGCATCTACGCGCCGATGCGGTACGAGTACATGGAGCTGTTCCGGGAGGTCGCGAAGCACGCGGGCATCCAGGTGCACTTCGAGTGGGCATACCCGAACGACGATCGGCACGACGGCAAGGCCCAGCTGTGGGCGCGTGGATACGGCTACGACATCGACATCCGGCTGGCCGAATTCCTGTGGACCGCAGCGCACCTGACCTTCATCACGCGGATCGATGCGCGGGTCAACCCGCAGCTGAGCGATCAGGAGAACTGCTACTACCTCCGCAACTCCGGCCAGAAGCGTAACGACATCGCGCACTGGCTGTGGGGCTCCGGCTACAAGGACGGTGCGGCGCACGGCAAGGTCCAGAAGCTGTACATGGCGGAGTGCGCCAAGCGCGGCGAGGAACCGCGGGTGAGCGGTCGCGGCATCCAGGTGGATCAGTACCGCAAGGCGTACGCCAGTTCGTTCTTGGATGAGTTCGGCTGGCGGCTGCGGTCGGCTCGTGACGCCGCTGACGCGGTCTCCGGCGCGCTGATCCTCAGCGGCCGCAAGGAGCGCATCGAAGAGGCGTACTACGCCGAGTGGCCGGACCGGCGTCCGGCTCCGCCCAAGCCGTACGTGCGTCCCGAGGTCCAGCCCTGTGACGCTTGTGCCCGCACCAAGAGCCCTACGGGACAGTGCCGGAACTGCCGTCCGCGCGTCGCTACCGAGGCAGACCGTCGGCGCTGGAACCGTGAGATCAACGGTCCGGAGGCGCGCGCCGGACGGGCGGCTGGCGCTGCCGCTGCGCGTTCGATCAACGTACAGCGTACGGCCGAGCCTCGCGCGCAGCGGACGGACGCCGCGCCGGAGCGGACGGCGCTGGGTCGGTAGAACCCCTTGAGCGAGGGTGGGTCCAGGCGTAGCTGAGGTCTCCCTGGTCCCACCCTCACCACAATCGGGAGTTGGACGATGAGAGCATCCTGGTGCGCGATATCGCACCTGCACGGCTCGCACGGCGAGAAGAGCAAGGAGCCATGCCCCGGCTGGGGCGGCAACCCACCTAGTTCCAACGGAGGCCAACGAATGACCCAGACGTCCAAGGCGAGTGTGGAGAGTGCTGTCAGGAGCCTGAACGACAAGGCAGAGGAGATGGGGATGGACCGGCGATTCGAGTTCATGCCCGGATCCCGCTCCAACGGAGTCTGGCACCGGCTGACGGAGTTCCAGACCTCCCTGGCGCACCCGGTCTCGGACACCAAGATCGGTCGATCTCTGGCGGAGGCGCTGGCGTACGTGGAAGCAATGAACCACGGCCTGCTCTCCGTCTTGGGCGACCGGGCACACCGGCGCACACAGGCCATGGCGAACGTGGCGCAGCCGACTTACGCGACGATGCCGCATCCGCCCGCGGAGGACGCCAACTTGACCTGAGGAGTTCGGATAGCGCGAAACACGGGCGCTCACCAATACGGTGGGCGCCCGGACCATTCCAGCAGGTAGATAGCAAATCATACGAACCTGGTTCTAGGTATGCATTGGTGCCTGAAAAGAATCTTGAAAAAGTTGGGGATCCGATGGGTGAAAATTGGCCAGGTCCGGGTAGAGTTGTCTCCAGTGGCCCGGTGAGAGGGGCCGAACCGAAGGGACCTACCATGATCACCGTGACCAACCTCCGCAAGATCTTCACCGAGCAGGGCGTCAAGGGCGCGAGCAGCTGGAAGCGCGAAGACTTCAACTCCTTCATCAGCGGCGACGAGCGCAGCGCCTACGCCGAGCAGGGCGAGCGCGAGGCTGTCGCCGCGATCCAGGCCGCCACTGCTGAGCCCACCAAGACCACGGTCGTCAAGGCCGGTACCAAGTGCATCGTCTGCGGCACCCGGAACGGCATGGCCGCGGCTACCCGGAAGGCTCAGGGCCTGGGCAGGGACTTCAAGGACCAGTGCCTGCCCTGCTATGAAGAGGGTGGTTGGGAGAACACGCACAGTGACGCAGGCCACGACCAAATGGACCTGGGCGCGCTGACCGAGGAGCAGGCCGCAGAGGTCCACGGCTGCTGGATCTGCTACCCGGAGCTGAACGAGGCCAAGCGTCCGGCCCGCACCGGCCGGAGCCGCGCCGGTATGGTCATCATCGCCAAGGGCACGGAGATCCACAAGTCCGAGACCTTCCGCAAGGCGGCCGAGGCAGCGGGCTGGACCGTCACCGTCCAGAGCGAGACCTACGAACTGCCCGAGGGCACGACCGGCGAGGGTACCCGGTACTACGCCACCGCCACCAAGGGTGAGTCCCACATCGCGCTGGCCTGGGACGGTCGGGCGTACGACTACCCGGAGTCCGGTGCCTCGTTCGGCGGCAAGGCCCGCAAGGTCCGGAACCTGAAGGAGGCCCTGCGGCTGCTCTGAGAGGCCCGGAGCCGGGAGGGGGTTCCCTCCCGGCTCTCCAGTGGAGTAGACTGCCGGTAGTGCCCGAGAGAGCGGGCTGATGAAGGGACCAATATGAACACCACAGACAAGATGGCGGAAGTACGCGAACGGTTCTCGCTTCCGGAGCCCGGAGCGACGCACCAGTGCCGGGCCACGAAGCACGCCGAGGGCACACCTCGGGCGGCACACCTCGGGAAGGACCACCCCTGCTACGTCGGGCAGTGGGCCATTCACGGCGCGCATGACTACCAGGTCCGCGTCCAGAACTGGCTGGGTGGCGGAGACGTCATGGTGCACTGCCCCGGCAAGACGCCGGAAACGGTGCTAGGTCGATGAGCCACTTCGAGGTCGCGGAGGAGCTGCGGCGCTGTCTCGACTTCAGCCCGAACCTCAGCTCTGACGTGGAAGTCCACATGGGGATTGGCGAGAGCTTTTTCAGGATCGGCGGGCAGGACGGCCGGACCTACGGCGTGCTGGTGAAGCGGCTCGATGACGCCGCGATCGACATCACCGGCGAGATCGTGCGGCTGGCCGTCCCAGAGGACGACGGACACTGAGCCCGGAGGGTGATGCTCGGCTCCAGCCGAGCATCGCCCAGGTAGCTCATAAACCTACCTAGTAAGTTCGTAGGAATTGTCGAAGGGACCAGGTCAATGGCAACCACCACAGTCGCGAAGGGCGCAAACCGTGCCGCAGCGAACGCCCGAACCAAGAAGCACTCGCAGCAGACGATGCTGCCGCCCCGGCCGGGAGACGTCGAAGCAGCCGCTGGCCTGATCGCCGATTGGGTGAACCATGGTGCGGGAATCAAGGCACGTGATGAAGCCGCTAGCTCCAACGGAGAGCGTCCGGATGACCGGAGTGTGGGGAAGGCGCGTGCCTTCGCTGACAAAGCCGTAGCGTTGGGATGGGAGGTGTCTAAGGCCATCGTGGGCGGAGCCGCTGAGGTCACCGCGATCCGGGGCGTGGAGACCATCGTGCAGGCGTGGAGCAACGGCGTCTGGGACTACGTCACCAGCTTCTACGGGTATGGGGACCGGACCACCAAGCCCCGCAACGCTTCCGGCGCCAGCAAGCTCCTGGAGCGCTCGCCGGAGGACGCGGCTGTGGAGGCGTCCAAGGTCGCGTCCAACCGGCACTTCCGCAAGGCGGAGCCGAAGGACATCAGCGTGAAGCTGGAGGAGGCGCGGCGCGCACTGCCGTTCGATCCGGAGCTGTCCACCGATGAGGAAGTCTGCGGCACGCTCGCCGGACGGGCTCTGGTGTGGTACAACCGGCTCTCCCGCGGCCAGGAGAGCGCGATCGTGGGTCGGAAAGGCATCCGGATCACCCTGCTGCCGGACGGCCAGCGCGTCGCCAATTTCTGCTGCCCGGCTACCGGCTACCGGTCCTGCCTGGTGACCGCCATCCTCAAGGTGGGACGTGGCCGGTCGGCCAAGGGTGAGACCGCCGCAGTCGAGGTGGACTGATGAACCCCCTGATCTTATTGGTAGCGCTGGTGATCGGCATCACCTCCGATTGGGGTGACGGCTTCTGGTTCGTCGCTGGATATCTGGTGGCATTCTTGGTGGTCGGCTACATGCGCGGAAGAGACTTCTGATGCCCGGCCTGGAGCGGATGCTGCAGCAATTCGAGCAGGAAGAGTTCGGCACCAATGATCCCGAAGAGATCAAGCAGGCCGGAATTCAGGCGATCTGGGATGAGAATCGAAAAGCGCTGACGGGAATGGATGCCGAGCAAGCCGAATGGGAGGGCGAGGATCTGATGGGTGATTGGATCTGGGACAGACCCGTCACAATGGAATAAAGAATCTTGTAAAAGGTGGCGATTCGTGTAGACGAATCGCCATCTTTTGGCGTAGAGTTCTGTTTGTAAGCGAGGGGTGAGAGCCTCGCCAAACCGAAGGGACCTGAAATGACCAAGCTTTCCGCCACCGCCCGCAAGGCCCGGAATGGCCGAATCGCCGCAATGACCGTATTCCTGACTGGCGCTACCGCTTCCCTCGCAGCGAACCTGATGGCTTCTGATGGCACCCCGGTCGGTGTGGTAGTCGGTGGGTTCCCGGCGCTGATGCTGCTCGGCTCGATCTACCTGCTGGAGAACGGCTCCACGCACCCCCGCTGGGTCCGCTGGGCGATCGTCCCGGTGATCGCGGTGGCGGCCTGGATGAGCTACTGGCACGTGGTGGAGCTGGTGACCGAGCACGGTGCGGACGCCGTCACCGCCTACCTCTTCCCGGTGATCATCGACCTCCCGATGGCGATCGCGAGTGCGGCGCTCCGGCCCGCACCGGCGCGGCCCACCGCCCGGAAGCGTCGCCCGGTAGCCAAGAAAGCTGCTACCAGCCCGGCCAAGCTCGCCGCAGTAGCGAACTGAAGGATCTTGGTGCCCCGGCTACCGGCCGGGGCATCATTGGCGTAAGATGAGGGCTTACCACGAAGGGACCTGATGATGATCGTCCGGGTGGAGCGTGCCAAGAACCGGATATTGGTGGCCAGCGAGTCGCACCTGATGCTGGACGGCTCTATTCCCGGCGCGTATTTCCGGGACCGTGAATGCGTTTGGAGCGTGCCGCTCGATCTCACCACCTGCCAGCTACTCCGCGAGAAGTTCGGAAACCGATTGGTGATCGGGCCGAGCCTGACCATTTGGGCTCGTGCCGAGAAGGCCAAGCGCGCTGAGGCGGAAGCGACTGCCGGTGCGTACGACGCGGACCTATCCCGACTCCCCGAGGTCGCTCCGCAGCTGTTTAAGGCCATGGACACGCGCCGGTATCAGCGCTCCGGCGTCCGGTACATCGCGGACACCGAGGGGCGTGACGGCCGGAAGCGCGCCCTGCTGGCGGACACAGTCGGACTCGGCAAGTCGGCCCAGGCTCTTGGTGCGATCCTGGAGATTGGGATCACGGGACCGTTCCTGATCGTCTGCCCCAAGACGGCAGCGGAGAGCACCTGGGCCAAGGAGATCCGCAAGTGGCTGCCCGAGGATGAGGTCATCACTCTTCCGGATGGACGCGCCAAGCGTGACGAGATCCTTTGGAACCTGGTATACGGACCGAAGGTCTATGACGGGCAGGATGCACACCTGTCCGCAAGGCTCGTGGATGAACATCGCGCTTCTCAGGGACGTACATGGGTTGTAGTCCACCCGGCCATGGTACGTACTCAGACGTGGTTCGTCTGCCAGGAGCTTGAGACTGACGTGGCCGGAGAGGTTTCCGTTTGCGGCGCCAAGACCAAGTACAAGGTTGGCCCGGTACCGGAGCTGAACTGCGGACATGAGAAGCGCACGCAAGGTCCAGCTCGCACCCGGGTGGAGGACGACCACACCTTCCCGCAGTTGTTCTCGATTGAATGGGGCGCTGTGGTGGCGGACGAGTCAGACCAGATCCTGATCCGGCTGACCGGCACGCCAAACCTACAGCGTCGCGGGATGGAGATGTTGCGGGACCTCGTGCCCCCGGGCGGGCTGCGGCTGGCGATGAGTGGAACGCCGTTCCGGTCCAAGCCGCATCAGCTCTGGAGCACTCTCAACTGGCTCGATCCTGTACGCTGGAGCGGTAAGTGGCGCTGGATCCAGAACTACTGGAAGACTGGTGGCTACTCCGGCTATGAGATCGTGCAGGATGGCTTCATGGAGGAGCGCGAAGCGCTGATGCTCTCGGAGCTGACTGATGTCATGCTCCGGCGGACCCGTGATGAGGTCCGTGGAGACCTCCCGGCCAAGAGCTACCCGTCCAACGTCGATCAGGACCGAGACGGGCTGACTGAGGGCATATACCTGCCGATGACGAGAAGTCAGGAGCAGACCTACCGTGAGATGGAGAAGACTGGGAGCGCGACGCTCGCCGGTGGAGACGTCAACCCGATCGGTACCTTGGCAGAGCTGACCCGGCTCCGCCAGTTCGCCAGCGCGGAGTGGACCTACCATGGCGGACAGATGGTTCCGTTGGCCAAGGGCAACAAGTACGAGTGGCTGGTGGAGTTCCTTACCTCGATGGGGCTGCCCGACAAGCCGTCCACTAAGATCATAGTGGTGTCACAGTTCACCAAGCTGCTCAACGCGTTCGCCGATGGCGTTCGTAAGGACCTGAAGCTAGATACCAAGCGAATCGGGATGCTGACCGGCGAGCAGACCTCCTCTAACCGCACCATGACCGTGGACCGGTTTGAAGATGCCGATAGCCCGCTCGACATCATGTTCCTCAACACGAAAGCAGGCGGCAGCTCGATCACGCTCGATGCCGCTGACGTGATGGTGTTCCTGGATGAGACCTTCGTGGCGGATGAGCAGGAGCAGGTTGAGGGCCGGATCGACAACCGCCAGCCGGAGCGCCGGATTGCCCCCAGGAGCTACTACTACCTGCGGTCCGCGGGGACGCTGGAGGAGCACATCGCTGCTGCCAACGCGGAGGCCAAGCGGCTCGGTCTGAAGATCTTGAACGCGCAACAGATCGCAAGGCGGGCAAAGGAGTTCGTGAAGTCGTGATCGCAACCATCGTCGTCTGCTTCGCAGGCTACTTCGGCTTCCTGATCGGACGGCGCTGGGAGTCCGGCGTTGAGGAGGCGGAAGCCGATTTTGTGGAGCAGCAACAGTATCAGCGCGGTCTCCGTAACGGGACTGTAACGCTTAACCGGATCACCTTCAAGCGATAACGCAGAGCATTATCGGCAGCGCCGTCTGGCGTAGTAAGCTCAACCAGTTGAGGCTCGTGAGCCTGTCACATTCGCATAAAAGAGGAGACTCCAATGAGTGACGAAACCGCCGAAGAGTGGGTGGAGCCAGACTACACGTACGCCGTCGGCCAGGCGCCCACGTCGCTGCAGTCCCGCTTCGCGGACTTCCTGGTGAGCGATGAGGTCGGCTACGCGCCAGCCACCGCCAAGACCAAGGAAGAGGCGTTCCGCGAGGGTGTGCGGCTCGCCGTGGCGCTCCGGATCCCGTTCCAGGCGTCCACCACCAACCGCGACGCCACGGCGGCCGAGCGTGAGGAGCGCGAGCAGGCGCGCCTCGCGGCGATCGCCGAGCGTGAAGCGGCAGCGGAGGCCCGTGCGGCGGCCAAGGCGGCCAAGGCGGCCGAGAAGGAAGCCGCCGCAGCGGCTCCCGCGGAGCAGGCCACCCCGGCAGCGGTCCCCAAGCCCGCCAAAGCGGCCAAGCCCGCCAAGGCCGCTCCGGCTCCGGCTGCTCCCGCGGTGGCTCCGGCCGCGCGTCCGGCCGCCCGGCGTGCTCCGGCCCGTCGTGCCCCGGCCGCTGCCGCCGCTCCGGCCGCCGCAGAGGCCCCGTTCTAAACCAGCACCAGGACTGGCCGCCCTAAGCGGCGCAAGGCGAGGTGGCCTAAGGGAAAGGCACCGGGCCAAGGGAATCTGGGAAGCACTTCGGTGTTCGCCAACCCTCTGAGAGCCCTGGAGACAGGTGGTTCAACTCCGCCCCTCGTCACGTAGGTTTCCAATCTACCGGAACCTAGTTCGTAGGAATTGTCGAAGGGACCAAGATCGTGGACTTCCTCAACAGCATCTATGACACTGACACCGTGCCGCCGTCGGATGAGGTGCAGGAGTGGGCCAGGAAGCAGGCTCGTTCCAACGCTCGCCAATCTGCAGGGCCGCTGTGGGCACCGGTCGCCATCATCATGGGATCGTTGGTCCTCGTTGGAATGGGCACGTTCCTGTTCGTCCTCGGTCTCATCAAGGCTGGCGTCTTGCCGTGAAGCCTCTCCTGCTAGACGCAAGGCGGGTGCTGAAACAGCTGCAGCACGACCGGAGTCGAGTGGACTTCCCGTACTGCGCCGAATGGGAGCACCCCAAGTACTGGAGCAAGACGCTCCATTATTGGAATGAGAAGCGACGATGACTGCGCCGATCCTGCGGACCTCGGAGCGGAGCACCTGGGAGCGCTGCCCGCGCAAGTGGTGGTGGGCGTACCGGGAGGGCCTGGTGCCGATCGGTGCTGAGTCCACGCCGTTCTGGTTCGGAACCATCACGCACGCCGCGCTGGCGGCGTGGTACATCCCCGGCGTCAAGCGCGGCATCCATCCGGCGCAGACCTTCACCGAACTCGCTGGAGAAGCGATGCGCACTGTGAAGGTGGTTACGGAGACCGATGAAGCGACGGTGGCGCAGTGGGAGGACGCGGCAACCCTGGGCGTGACCCTGCTGGAGGAGTACGTCAAGCACTGGGGACTGGATCCGGCTTGGGACTTTATCCAGGCGGAGCAACAGTTCTCGCTCGACATCCCGTGGCCCAAGCCGGAAGACAACCGACAGGGCATCTATGAGGTGGACAGCGACTCCGGCCCGATCGTGGTCTACAAGGGCACCTATGACGGTGTGTACCGCGACCTTCGCACCGGGCGGATCGAGCTGCTGGAGACCAAGACGGCCAAGTCGATTCAGACCGGACACCTGACGCTCGACAACCAGGCCGGGAGCTACTGGGCGGTGGCCACGGCGACGCTGCGGAAGCAGGGACTGATCGGGCTGAAGGAGAACATCAGCGGCATCAACTACAACTTCCTTCGGAAGGGCCTGCCGGACACACGGCCGCTCGATCCTGACGGCTACGCCACCAACAAGCCCGTCAAGGCGGATTATGCCCGGGCACTCGGGCTCTCGCCACTTGAAGCATCAACTGCGAAGCTCCCGACGATTGCGAAGCTGGAAGAGCTTGCTGCCTCCCGCGGGATCACGGTACTGGGCGAGCGCTCCAAGGTCCAACCGGCTCCGTTGTTCCAGCGGGAGTTGGTGCACCGAACCTCGACAGAGCGGACCATCCAGCTCCGGCGGATCCAGGATGAAGCAGTGCACATGCAGGCGGTGCGGGACGGTCTGCTGCCGCTGATCAAGAGCCCCAACTACGCCTGCCATCGAGAGTGCCAGTTCTTCGCGATGTGCGAGCTGGAGGACCGTGGGGGCACCTGGCAGGAGCTACGCCGGATCGCATTCAGACAGCGCGATCCCTACGCGGATCACCGCAAGAGCACCGACGAGTAGCGGCAGTCGGCGCGACGAGTAGTATCACCTAATCAAGGCCAAGAGCATCTGCTCCCCAACAAGAGGGACTGGTGAAATGCCGGTAGTAAATGGTAGGTTTGTTGCGCCCAGGAACATGGGCGTCAGATTCGGGAATGCGCCGCTTGCGGCGGTGTACCTCGCCTTCGACCTGATCGAGAAAGAGCTGCAGGCGAATGGCGGCGACTGGGACGGTGTGCTCTCCTCGCTGCGTGCGATCCGGGGCGAGTCTCCGAAGCTCCGACGTGACGGCGTGACCTACAACGAGATGCACCTGTTCATCCAGGAGCGGATCCGTCGCTGGGGCGTGCGCTGATGCCGATCTGGGAGGACTATCAGGTCACCGTTACGGTTACCTGGGAAGTCAAGTCGTCGGGCAAGTTCGTCTGCTCCGGCATGGTTCCGGGAGAGAGTCGCGGAACCAGCAATCGTGAGACCAATGGCCTGTCGATGGAGCAGGCCGTACGAGCTGCCATGTACCAGGCCGAGGGTCATGCTTCTGCCATGGTTCGGGCCAGCGAAGTCGTGCGGCGTAGGGGGCTGGGGTACAAAGATGGCGACTAGGCGTGAAGAGATCCAAGAGCTGAAGGGCCAAATAGCGCGCTTGGAGCGTGAGGCACAGTGCGAGCGAGATCGCATGATTGGAGCCACCTTCCACGCACTCAGCACCGTAATATCACAATGGGAAGAATTCGGATATCACGAATCTCTGTCCTGGGCGCAGCGCCAATCAGGTCTTCCCACGGGACGGAACGCCAACGGGACGTACGGCACCATGCGGGTTGACATCCGTGACATGCTGGTGAAGCTTGATCTGCTGGATCCCAAGACTTTCCAGTTCAAAGCGGGTCGCTGATGGCGACTGAGAAGGACGGCATGACCACAGCCGACTTCGAGGCTGGAATGTTCGACCTGGACGGTGCCGCTGAGTACAAGAACATCTTGGTGTACGGTGGGTCCGGCGTTGGAAAGACAGTGCTGGCGGGCACCGCCCCGGGGCGGCTGCTGTTCCTCGCTGGCGAGCCCGGTTACATCAGCGCGGCGAGGCTCGGCGCGCGAGGCAAGGCCCGGATCATCCCGGACACCGCAACGGCTACTGCGGCTGCGGCCTGGCTGGAGGACGGCAACGCCCGACAGTACGACTGGATCGTGGCTGACGGTCTGGGGACGATGCAGAACAAGTTCCTGCTGAACTACGCGGCAGAGGCGTTCGATGCCAACCCCGCCAAACGAGCGCACAGGAATCTGCCCGACAAGCCGGACTACTTCAACGCCCAGAACTTCTTGAAGAGCTGGGTGTCCCGGCTGATCGATCTGCCCTGCAACGTCCTCTACACGGCGCACGCCATGTATCCCGAGGACAAGTCAACCGGCGAGCCGCTGGTGTACCCCGCGATCCAGGGCAAGGGCTTTGAGGTCTCGCAGTACATCTGCGGGCTGATGCACGCGGTAGGCTTCATGTCGCCGAGGGTGAAGGTGACCGATGACGGTCCGGTGCCGGTCCGGCGGATCCTTTGGCAGTCGACGCGGGATCCCAAGACGGAGACCACTTTCTTCGCCAAGGACCAGTTCAACGCGCTCAACCGATACACCGATGATCTGTCGTTGCCCGAGATCCTGAAGATCATTGACGACGCAGATCCAGACCAAGCTCCGGCTCCGATCGTGGAGCCGGTTGCGGCCGCACCTGCAAGGGGCGGTCGTACCCGACGCGCACCAGCGCGCCGGTAGTCCTTCCCGGATAGTGCTGCGGCACTTGGGATTGACAGAGGAGAGACTGAATGCCGAAGGCAACATGGGGTGCGGGCGACAAGCCGCTCACCGCGGAAGACATCGACGGCGCGGAACGGCAGGAGACGCAGCGCCGGTACAGCGGACCGCTGCCCACCGCCGGAACCTACCGGTTCGTCCTGCAGTCCCTGAAGCAGGACAAGAGTTCGGCCGGTAACGACAAGGTGGTGGTGTTCGCCACGCTGGACGGCTCGTGGATGCCGAACCACGAGACCTACGACGGCGCGCCGATCTGGGATCACCTGCCGATCATGGACAGCACCAGGGAGCGTGTCGCCAACTTCCTGGACTCGATCGGTGCGGTCGGTTCCGATCTGATCGGTGGCGCGATCGTGGACGAGAAGGGCTACATCACCAAGCTGGGTTCGGTCGGTGACCCCAAGGGCCTGATGGTGTACATCAACGTGGTTCGCAAGAAGACCACGAAGGAGTACCCGGACCCCCAGATCCAGGTCGGCTTCAACGGCTACATCGCCGTGGACGACGACGCGGATGATGCGCCTCCGGTCGATGGGGACGCGCCCTTCTAGACCTTTCTCCGGGCGTTGGTAAGGGAGGGGGCAGCCGTTAGCGGGGCTGCCCCCTCTGCCCGTAGCGGCAATGTAATGTCCGGCGTAGCCTGAGGAGAACCGAAGGGACCGGAATGGAAAGCATACGCGTCGTCTCTGTGCAAGTCATGGATGACGAGACGCTGATGAAGCACCTGGAGAACCGACACGAGGACGATCTCAGGATGGAGTTCACCGTGGAGCCGGACGCAGGCGAGCGGCGTCTGCATGCTCCCAAGGAGTGGCGGTCCTACCACGAGGCAATGCACCGGCTCTACCCCCGCAAGTACGACCACGACCACGGGGAGGCCCGCGGATGAGCTTCTTGGAAGAACGAGAGCGCTGGATCGAAGAGATCTCCCAGCAGTTGGGCGAGGATCCCGAGGACGTCACGGAATGCTTGGAGGAGATCGAGCTAGAGCAGGCGGTTTGGGAGGACAACGGTGGGAAACACTGAAACCATCTTTGTTGCTAACCAACAGACCTATGGGATCATTGGTGCTGCCACAACCGCAGAGCAGGCGCTTCAGCTACAGACGCCGGACAGCACCCCGGTAAGCATTCACACCACGCAGCTGCACCGGCCGGACCTCCGGCCGATCTACGGAGGGCCGACGCTTCTTGAGGCGCTATGGTCTGAGATGGATCGGCTGATGGAAGGACTAATGACTCAGTCCGACGCGGAGGACGGCGGTGACCGGTACCGCGCCGCTGAGCTTGCCTGGGTGCTGGCCATCGTGACTAACCCCTACAGCCCCTCCGTGGACGAAATCCGCGCCGAGGCCGTAGCGCGCTGGAACGCCGCAGAGGCTGAGGCTCAGACTGCTGCGGAAGAGGAGCGGCACAATTTCGATGCTGCCGGAGTGAGTGGATACGAACTATGAGACTCTTCGGACCCAAGCGGGCAGCGGTGCTCGGCTGCGGACCGGCCGGACTGTTCGCAGCGCACGCGCTAATTCAGAACGGTTGGGACGTAACGGTTTTCAGCAAGAGGCGCAAGTCCCACCTGTACGGCGCGCAGTACCTGCACGTGCCAATCCCGAGGCTGACGCCGGACGACGCGGAGCCGGTCAACCTCAAGTACGTCCTGACCGGCTCGGTGGACGAGTACCGCGAGAAGGTGTACGGAGCTAACCCTGTAAACACCTCAGTGGAAGCACTCGACTCTGAGCACCTGGGTTGGGACCTACGTGTGACGTATGATGCTGCCTGGTCCCGGTACGAGGAGATTGTGGAGAATGTCGAGTTGGGTGCGCCGATCGGCCATACCCCATTCCGGGACTTCCGGATTGTGCTCAGCTCGATCCCGCTGGACCGGATCTGCTACCGGCGGCACCAGTTCCATTCGGTCCAGGTCTGGGCGATCGGTGACGCGCCGGACCGCGGGCAGACGGTGCCCTACCGTCCGGCCGAGAACACGGTGGAGTGCAATGGAACCCGTGACGTCGGCTGGTACCGCGCCTCCAACGTCTATGGGCACGCGACGATGGAGTGGCCGGGCCGTAGCAAGCCACCGATTCCCGGCGTCGCACAGGTCACCAAGCCGATCTCCACCGACTGTGACTGCTACCGTAAAGGGGAGCTAGGCGCCAGGTTCATCCCCATCGGCCGGTACGGCGCATGGCAGAAGTCGATCCTCACCCATCACGCTTACACCCGGGCGGTGCAGCTATGAGATGGGTGTATGAGATCGAATGGATGGATGGGGTGACGGATAACATAGTCAGCACCCGATTCCATCATGCCGGTCAAACCGACTCCGCAGGAAGCATCGACATCGAAATCAACGAGCACGGCCACGATCGGCGTATGGACTACATCAGGATCCCGTTGGCTAACGTCCGCAAGATCCATGTGAGGGAGGTTCGGTGAAGCCAATTGTGGCGCTCGACATTGACGGGACGTTGGGCGACTATCACTCCAACTTCCTGGAGTTCGCACGCAGGTACTTTGACGTGGACGACTGGGCCTGGAGGCTCGGCGACAACCCGGGACTGCCGCTTTGGGAGTGGATGAAGATCTCGCAGCGCGACTACCGGGACGCCAAGCTGGCCTACCGCCAGGGCGGCTGGAAACGCTGGATGCCGGTGTATCCGGGCGCATCCGAACTCACCCGTGAGATCCGATCGGCAGGGGCCGAGGTGTGGATCTGCACCACTAGGCCGTACCTCCGGCTGGACAACGTGGATCCTGACACCCGGGAATGGCTGCGACGCAACGAGATCGAGTACGATGCGGTGATCTTCGATCCGCTTGATGAGGCCCGCAACAAATACGATGAGCTCTGGGATCAGGCCACAACACGCGTTGCAGCAATTGTTGATGACCTTCCCGAAATGGTTGTTGCTGCAAGAGAGGCAGGGCAGTTCGGATCGGCTTGGAACCAGCCGATCCTTCGGGATCAGCCTTACAATCGCCACTTCCCTTGGCTCTTGCGGGCTAAGGGGATCGACGACATGAGGCATCTCTGCTTGGATGGAATCAGGGATTGGAAGGAGCGCTGGAATGCGTAACCTCTGGGTGCTTGGTGGGACCTCAGGAATTGGACAGGCCGCTTATGAAGGCCTGGTGGGCCGGTACGGCGACAAGTGGGACAACCACGCTGCGTTTGGATATGGCGACTTCAACGTCAAGTACCGTACTCCAATCCGCAAGATTCTGGCTGACACCTTCCACCCGACTGATGTCGTCTACTCCGTCGGCGCCAACAAACTGGACTGGATCCGCAACCTCAAGTATTACGACTTCCAGGAGGTAATGGAGGCCAACGTCTACGGACTCCTCAACGTGATTCGGGTGCTGGATGAGGAGACCGACGGTCCGATCAACCTGGTAGCCGTGACCTCGGATGCCGCCTGGCGACCGATGCGAACCTCCGCGGTCTACTGTGCTTCCAAGGCGGCTGCTGAGATGGCGGTCCGCGTAGCGTCACGGGAGTACGCGCCGAAGGGCTGGCGCATCAACGCAGTCGCACCGGGCAAGGTGGAGGACACGCCAATGACGGAGTACGTGGATCGGCGTGTCCTGGAGCTTCGCGGATGGACCAAAGAATTCGCCGAGGAGTACGAGCGGCAATCCACTCCGTTAGGTAGAAAGATAACCAAAGCAGAAGTCGCCGGAGTCATCGAGCAGGTGCTGTTCGGCCCGGCGGCGCAGACCGGCGAGATCATCGCTGTCAATGGCGGGAGGTAGTCCGACGTGACCACTGCATTCGAGCGGATCCGCGACAACTGGGTGCCTATCTGGTTGAAGGGATTCGAGCGCAACTCCAGGGACTACAACAGCAACTCCGTGGTGACCTTCGAGCCGCACACCGTGCTGGGGCTCCGCGGGCAGTTCGCCGACATCTGGCGGAAGATCTGGAAGCTGAAGAAAGCCTTCTGGGACGACGAGACGCTGGAGGGTGAGCAGCCGCTGGAGATCATCGACGATCTCATCAGCCACCTCTTCCTGACGCGGGACCTGCTGCTGATGCAGCAGAAGGCCGCACGTTGCCCGGAGGTCTACATCTCAGACAGCGGCGACGAGATGCCCTGCACCCTCCTCGCGATGCACGCCGAGGAGCATAGCTACGGGTACCAGGAGCCCTTGAAGCCGATGTACCTCAAGACGGTGACCGGACACGGCTACGACGGTTGCCCGGTATGTGTCAAGGCTCGGCAGCAGGACCCGGAGCTGATCGTGTGAGCCTCGCAGATGTGTACGAGGACTATCGGTGTGACCAGTCCTTCGACAAGCTCCGGATAGACGGCATCGTTCTGGTGCCCGGAGAGGGCAGCTCCCAGCCGAAAGTCTTCATCGTGGGTGAGGCTCCGGGTGCGCTGGAGAACACCCAGCGGAGGCCATTCGTTGGGCCGAGTGGAGTGGCGCTCCGGTCGCTGATCCGGGACTGTGCCGGGCTGCAGTCCGAGGACTACTTCATCACCAACACCGTCAAGTACCGACCGCCCAACAACCGCACGCCGGAGTGGTACGAGATCGATGCGTCCCGGCCGTACCTCCGGCGTGAGTACGCCGCGCTAGGGTCGCCCGCAACCCTGGTAGCGGTGGGCGGAACGGCCCGAGAGGCGCTTGCGCCGCACATTCAGGGCGGAGTCCTAGCGCACGCGGGCAAACCCTACCCGCTGGGGCAGGACCGGACCCTTTGGCCGATGATCCATCCGCGGTGGGCGATCGGGGATGTCAACCGGCAGAGGACGCTGGAAGAGCACTGGGTCAAATTCGGCCAATGGTTTCGAGGGGAGAGCTGATGCAGCCCGTAGACCCCAACTCGTGGGCGCGAGGAGCACCGGGCAGTCCGCCTGTGCGGTTCACAGGAGAGGACCGTCGTTGGATCCGGCTGAAGTGGGAAGCAATCCGGACTGCACAGCACACCGCTGACAAGTCCAATTCGGAGTGGAAGGGCCTGAACACCTCGATCAACTCGTGGCTGGACTCCTCCGGCATCATCGACGTGGTGCAGCGCGCCAAGATCAAGGGCGATAACCTGGCATTGAAGGATGCTCTGGAGACCGGTCGCTGGCACTCACAGAACGCCCAGCGCCATATCGATGATCTGATGTGCTTCCTCAAGATGAAGGAAATGGGACTGCTGTGACGATGATTCCCGACAAGGGCATCCGCGAGATCTGCTGGCCGAGCAACGGCGCCAAGCCGACTGTGTACGTGCCGGGCGGTCGGCGCGAGTTTGGCGAGATCCTGGAGTCTCAGGTACAGCCCGCATCGCTGGACGTTCGGCTCGGCGCGTTGTTGATCCGGCACCCCTGCGGCGAGAAGATCACGATGTCGCATACCCGTGGCTACTCGCTGGCGCCGGGTGAGTGCGTGCTGGCGTCGCTCGTGGAGACCTTCGAGATGCGTGCCGACAACGTGGTGGCGCGAGTCGAGGGCAAGTCCAGCTGGGCGCGGCAGTTCCTTTCGGTGCACTCCGCGGGGTTCATCGATCCCGGATTCATCGGTGATATCACGCTGGAACTGAAGAATGACGGGCACTCCAGGTTGCAGTTGGTGCCCGGGATGTGCATCGCCCAGGTCAGCTTCCAGTTCCTGCAAGGCGGGGTGGAGCGGATGTACGGCGACGCAGGCCTGAACTCGCACTACCAATACCAGACCGGTCCGACACCTGCCAGACAATGAGGATCACGCTCGGAAACAGAGTCCTTCTCGCTGCCTCTTGTAGGCGGTGCGGGGGACTCTTTCCTGGTTCATCCTTTGGAAGGCATATCCGCAGGCTCCGGGATTCGGTAGCCTACGTGGACCAGCGCTGCACGAACTGCAAGTGGAGCTACCGAGTAAAGGGCAAACGTGAAGTTCGTCTCGATCCATCACCATAACACGTTCTCCTACCAGGACGCGCTAGGCACCCCTGCGGAGCACGCGGAGGTCGCTGCGGGCTATGGGATGACGGCGCTGGCTATCACGGATCACGGCAACGTCTCCGGACACGTCCAGCACGAGAAGGCCTGCCTCAAGCACGGCATCAAGCCGCTGTTCGGGCTAGAGGCTTACACCGCGACCGGCGAGCAGGATGCGCGGAAGTTCCACCAGACCATCCTGGCGATGAACCAAGTTGGATTATCCAACTTGTACCGGATTGTGACGAAGAGCTGGGAGGACTACTACCGATGGCCAACGGTGACGGGGAAGACCCTGGCTCGGTACCAAGAGGGTTTGATAGCCACATCTGGGTGTGCAGACTCCCTCTTGAGCTGCAGTCTATTAGGGGGCAAGTCAATCCCGGAAGCGGATGCTTCTTGGGAACGTGCGCTGGATCTTGCCGGGCGGATGAAGGATCTGTTGGGGGACCGGTACTACCTGGAGTGCCAGGTGTTTCCGGAGCTACCCCGTGCGCTGGAACTCAATGCCTCCTGGGAGAGGATGGGCCGGGAGTTGGGTGTCCCGCTCGTTGCCACGTGCGATGTCCACACTCTGGTGCCGGGACAGCACGAGATCCGCGCGACTAAGCACGCCGCCGGGCGCGGAGCCAACACGATCGCGCAGCAGATGGAGGGCTGGGAATATGAGGTGCCGGATTACATTCCGCGCAGCGATGCTGAGGTATATGAACGCCTATGCAGAGCAGGTCTATCTCCGGCTGCAGCAGTTGAAGCCTGCCGGAACACGGCGCGTATCGCAGAACGGTGTGACGTTGTTCTCCCCAAAGCGCCCCGATTCCAGTACCCCGCAACAGCAGAGGAGATGAAGTGGTGAAGCGCATCTGTTGGTTTGTCCGTTCCCCGGATTGGACCGCTGAGGCAGCCGGGAGGATCGTCAGCAAGACGATGGAGCTTCCCAAAGCCGAGCCGAGAGCGGGTTGGATGCGGTCCGGCGCAATCTCTGTTGAGCTGAGCAGCGAGCAGTTCCCCGGTTCGTCGCCGGTGTGGATCTGGGAGGAGTGATGGGGAAGCGATACGCCACTATGCCGCGGATGCCCTACGAGACGGACTGGGGAATCTCCACGCACTACCTGGCTGAGGAACGGCATATAGTGGAGGAGTCGGTAGCTGCGGTCGCAGAGAAGGCCGGTCTGGTCCTGTTCAGCCGGACGCCGGAGGCGGGTTGGGAATCCAATTACCACTCCCGAGACGGCAAGCACACCGTCTGCGCAGAGCACACGCAAAGCGCGCGGACTGTCTGGGTATGGGCTGCCCGGTGAGCACTCCGATCGAGCCTGTAGACCTGCTCTGGGCGTGGCTGCGGGAGGGCTGGGCCTACCGGGTCAGGCAGGGCTGGGACCCGACGCGCAACGGCACGGATCGGTACCTCGCCCAGATCAAGCATGAGATGGCGCAGATCATCCCAAAGGAATTCGTCTCGTACTTCCTGATGGTGAGCGACATCCTCCGCTGGGCGAAGGATCAGGGCATCGCAGTCGGACCCGGCCGAGGCAGCAGCGCTGCCTCGGTTGTCTGTTGGCTGCTACGGATCACCGAGCCGGATCCGCTCGACTTCCCACTCACCGACTTCTCGCGCTTCATCGACCCGACGCGTGAGGACCTGCCGGACATTGACGTGGACTTCGAGGACGAGAGGCGGCACGAGGTCCGCACCTATGTGGAGACCAAGTACGGCAAGGCATACGTCGGCAACATCGGTACCTTCACCAAGTACAAGGGCAAGAACTCCCTCAAGGACGTGGCCACGGTGCACCGGGCCGTCGGTGGCTCGTTCCGGTCCGACATCGAGCGACTGAAGGGCATGATTGTCGAACGGTCTGGCGGTGACTCCCGCGCAGACGCGGCACTGGGCGACACGATCGACATGTTCGAGGGTGCCAAGGAGATCTACGCCAAGTACCCCAAGGAGATCCAGATTGCGATCGATCTGGAGGGTGACTACCGGTCGATGAGTACGCACTCGGCCGGAGTCGTGGTTTGTACCGAGCCGATTTCAGACATCACCGCGCAGTACACCCGGATCGTCAAGAAGCGCGAGATCACCGCGGTTGCGGTCGACAAGTATGACGCTGAGTATCTCAACCTGATGAAGATGGACTTGCTTGGGTTGACTACTATGGGAATGCTGGCGAGAGCGCTCCGGTTCGCCGACATGCGACTGGAGGAGTTGTACCGGCTACCGCTGGACGATCCCGCGACGATCGCAGCGTTCCACGACAACGACGTGCACGGCGTCTTTCAGTTTGAGGGCCGGGCCACGCGGCTCGTGGGTCGGGATCTCAAGCCGGACAACTTCCTTGAGCTCATCGACGTCAACGCGCTCTCCCGACCGGGACCTCTGTTCTCGGGCACCACCGCAGACTACATCAAGGTGAAGCGCGGCGAGGCGGAGCCGCGTCTGGTGCATCCGGTGATCGACGAGATCTCGGCCCCCACGAAGGGAGAGATCATCTACCAGGAGCAGATCCTGCACGCTCTCTCGCGGTTCGGTGGGCTGCCGGTTCGGAAGGTACACGATATCCGGCGCATCATCAGCAAGAAGCTAGGCGAGGCTGCGTTCAACTCTTCCTTCGAGGCGTTTGCTGACGGTGCGCGCCAGCTACACGGCGCGTCTCGTGAGCTGTCGTCCCTGGTTTGGAGCCGGGTAGTAACCTCTGCTTCGTATGCATTCGTCTACTCGCACTCCCTTGCCTACACACAGATCGGCTACTGGGCGATGTGGATGAAGGTCCACCACCCGGCCGCGTTCTACGCCGCACAGCTCTCCAAGATCAAGGAAGAGAAGTGGCCCAAGCTAATCCGCGACGCGGAGGCACACGGCATCCCGATCTCTGGCGTCCACCTGATGGAGTCCGGGCTGACCTGGACACCGACCTCCGGCGGTGGTGTGGCTGCGGGCTTCCTGCAGCTGACCGGGGTTGGGGACTCGCTGGCTGACAAGATCATCGCCTATCGTGAGGCCAACCCGCACATCCTCCTGAAGGTGGCTGATGACCTGTTGCCGGTCAACGGGATCGGCCCAGCCAAGCTAGAGAAGATGCGGCCGCAGATCGACGGTGATGACCCGTTCGGGCTCATGCGGGTGCAGATGGCGCTCGACTCCGTGCGGATCGCGATTGCAGAGCGCTCGATCCCGCTACCGGTTCCGAACGCCAACTCTGACAAGATCCTGGACCTGACCGGAGACACCCGGGTCTACTTCGTCGGTATGGCGAAGCTCAAGGAATATAAGGACGTCATTGAGGATGAGCGGTCACGGACCGGTGATGATCTGGACGTCATCAGGGCTCGACTGAAGCGGCCGGATCTGGCGACCTCCTGCACGCTGCACTGCTACGACGATGGCGGCGAGGACGTCTATGTCCGCATCACCCGATACGACTTCCCCTTGTACCGAAAGGCTTTGGAGGAGTTGCGGGAGGATATCGATGTGGTCTGGGTGGAGGCTCGGAAGTCCCAGGGCGGCTTTGGCGCCTCCATCTACGTCAAGCGACTGATCGTGATTGATCCTGAAGATGACGACGATGAGAACGAGGATGAGGAGGACGAGTGAGCCACCGCTGCCCGGGAAAGTCTTGCACCACAAGGGTTTCAGACTTGGAACTGGCCTGTCGTAAGCACTGGTACCGCCTGCCGCCGACCCTCCGCAGCAAGATCCGCGCTACTGCCAAGTTGCCCAGTACCGATCCGAAGCGCCGACCGCTCCTGGAGCAGGCTATGGCGGTTTGGAAGCCTGAGTAGCGGCAGAAGTTTCCGATCCGATAAGCTGTTGTCCTAGCTACAGGAGGGACCAATCATGCCAGTACAACCGCGTTTCTGGGATGGGCGTACCGTCCAATTCGCCAGCAAGGGCCTGGGCGGGATCTACGATGCCCGGTGCTGGGACCTCGGGCTGACCGAGGAGACCGCCCGTCAGCTGGCACTCACCCTCGCCAAGGCCAAGCTCACCTACTTCGCGCTGCCGCCTGCGATGGAGGAGTTGTTGAACGCGCTCAACTACGTCCTGGTTGCCGATCCGGCGAGCGTTGCCGCGCACAGGCGTATGGAGGCAGAGAAGGGGATGACGCCGGACGGCGGGTACCGCAGGCCCGAGGGAACCTCGATGGACAGCGGATACCCCAGCGCCCCCAGCTGAAAGCTCCCAGCCATCCGGCTGGGTTGAGAAAGGAAGTACCCATGTTGAAGCGATTGGTCGGCAGCATCGCTCTGTCGATCTCTCTGCTCGCCGGTGCGGTCGGTGTCGGGTCCAGCCCGGCACTGGCCACAGAGGACAGCAAGGGCATCGTGAGTGATGCCCAGCCGCGTGACTCGCACAGCGAGCTGATCTGGCCCGCCAAGCGCCCGAGTGCAGCGGACCGGCCGGGCACGCAGGGCCGCTGGGCCAACGACAACCACGCGTTGCCCCGGAACCCCAAGCTGCCCTCCACGCTGGGAACGATCACCCGTGAGTACGGCGTCGGTTCGCAGGCCCTGAGTAACACGGGCATCGATGGCAACATGACCGGCATCAACCCGTTCGTGTCCTTCAGCGACAAAGACCCGCTGTTGGATGGCCACTCGATCGCGGAGTGGACGATCAGCTCCGACTCGCAGGCGCAGCAGATGGAGTGGGGTCTCCGTAAGTCGTACGGCGGAGGCAACTCCAAGTTCTTCGTCGGAACCTGGGTGAACGGGGTCTTCGCGGGCTACAACGCCAACGTTACGCTCTACGCCGGGCGCAACACGGCGAACGAGCCCGGCGACGACATCCCGGCGGCGGACATCAACACCAACAAGTCCTGGGCGATCCAGTGGGACGGCACGACGTCCTGCAGCGGTTCGACCGGTGCCTGGTGGTTCGCCTACAACGGCGGCTGGGTCGGCTACGTCTGCAAGATGGTGTTCCCAGTCGGTTCCGGTCTGCGGAACGGTACGGCCGACTTCAACCAGGTGTTCGGCGAGATCACGTACGACAGTGCCTCGCCGCACGCCGGTTACTACTGCTCGGACATGGGGCGCGGTAACCAGGGCTCGCTCGGTGCGATCCCGGCAGCGTTCTTCGGCTCGGTGCGGTTCTTCGGCAACGCGACGACCAACCCGCCGCTGGATCTCTCCGTGCGCACCATCCCGGCCAGTCCGGTGTTCGGCCGGATCACCGTGAGCAAGGCGTCCAACCGGACGTTCTACTACGGCGGTCCGGGCTCCAACAGCACCAACACGGCAGTGGGCACCGTCAACGCCTGTTAGGTAGAGGGCCGGACTCGCTACTGGCGAGTCCGGCTCCATTAAGGAGTGCAAATGCGTAAGCTCACGGCTCTCGCAATTCCCCTGGTGCTTGGATTCGGTCTCGCAACTGTTAACAGCGAGTCCGCCCAAGCCGCTCCGTGCACGCCGACTCCGGGCTACATCGCTGGTTGGGACGGCACAGACACCTGTGCCGGGAAGCTCTGGAACTTCGTCTGGAACATCATCCCGGCCGGTGGACCCTGCGTCTATCTCGACTCCAACATGCGGAACAAGACCAGCTACGTCTACAACAACACCGCCGAGCAGTGGCGGGCGTGGACCGGTCCGGGCTGTTCAGGGTCGAATGCGCCGTTGTATGCACACAACGGTGGCCCGATGGGCGGCGTGTTCCAGAACAATATCGAGGGACTTTCCCGCGACAACTAGGGCAGTTCTGGGGCTGCTCCGGGCTCCGGGGCAGTCCCTTCTATTGGAGAGGTTGCGGAATGGGTAGCTGGGTAGTGAAGATGGTCAAGGTCGTGCTCAAGCCGGGCAAGAAGGGTCCGTCCGGTGCGAGCTACAACGTCAGCAACGGCACCATCAAGCACGCGCCGAAGGGATCGGACTCCAAGGTGAAGGTCAAGGGAAGGATGAAGAAGATCAAATGAGCTGGATCCTGGTAGGGCAGATCTCGGTCCTCATGATGCTGGCGATGCTGCTGGCCCTTCTCGCGCATTCCGCGATCGTCGACAAGAACCGTGAGGACGACATCAAACGCAAGCAGGCAGGAGTGTACGAATGAGCGACACGGAGCTGCCCGGCATGTGGGAGTCGGCTGACTTCACCGGCGGCCAGGACGAGCACCGTAGCGGTTCCAACTCTGGGTTGCGAGGCAAGCCGACCTCACCTGAGGCAGCAGCCCTGGAGGAGGCGGACGGCGTGATGCCGCCAGTTGGTGAGTTCGGAACGTCTCTGGTGCGGATGGCTGACGCGGCACAGTACGCCCGTCCGGCGATCCCGGCCGAGCAGCGTGGCCAGATCCGTGTGCGGCTGCTCAACGCGACGCCGGATCCCCTGGGGTCGATCGCAGCGCTATGCGAGCAGTACAAGGGAAACGTCATCCGCTCGCTGGGTGATGTCACCGACGAGCAGCGGCGCGCCTGCCTCGATGACATGGCATCCACCGTCCTCAACGGCCCGCTGGAAGCGGCGCAGTTCCACTTCCAGATCGAGGGGGTGACCCGTTCGATCACGCACCAGATGGTTCGGTCGCGCGCCTCGTTCTTCGCGCAGGAGTCGCTGCGGTTCGCTGTGCCAGAAGGCGAATGGGCCGAGGAGATCCCGCTGCCTCCGAGCATCGCCGGAGCACGTCAAGAGCGTGACCAATTGATACAGGAAGGGATCGGTAAGGGCTACCTCGGTGCTGAAATGTCGAACCTTCGCATCGACATGCTGGACGCTTGGGAGGACGCCATGATCAATTCGCAGAACGCGTATGAGCGTCTGATCAATCTCGGGATGCCCGCGGAGGAGGCGCGCGGCGTGCTGCCGCATGACATGCCGACGCGGATCCACTGGGTACTGGATCTGCGGACGCTCCTGACGGAGGCCGGTAAGCGGACCTGCACGCAGGCGCAGTTCCCGTGGCGCCTGATCTTCGCCGGTATGGCGCAGGCTCTGCGGGAGTACGGGCTTGGGCCGGAGTACCAGGACGGTGGTACCTGGAGGGACGAAGCAACGGACCTGTGGCAGTTCCGCGAGATCGCGGACCGGCTCCGGCCGGTGTGCTACCAGACGGGGCAGTGCGGGTTCATGGCCAAGTTCGACCGGTCCTGCTCGATCCGCCCGCGCGTCGACGCATTCGCTGCGGCCGGTGTGCCCTCCTCTGAGTGGGGCAACGGCTACACCGGCGCTTCCGCACACGGTGGTGTGGAGACCGTTCCGCCCATCGCCGATTGGGAGTGGATGGCGAACCCGGGGGCAGCGCGGTCATGAGCCCCATGAACAAGTTCTTCCTTTGGTGCGCAATCATAGGCATCTGCATGGTACTGGGGCCAGTACTGCTGGCGCACTTCATGCGGGACATCATCGAATGGTTCCGTGTGTTCATTGATTCCTTCACAGACGGATCCGACCCCAACCTGAAGAACTAGCGAGGAGTTGGAATGGCAAGAGGTGGAAGTCCCGGAAACAGGCAACGGAGGAGCAACACCGGCAACACCAGACCTCTCCGCGCTGGCGGAGGGGGCACAACCGGATACACAGGAGGCACCAGCCACGGTGGCGGAAAGTCGCCGGGTGGATGCGGTAAGAAAAAGACCATCGTAGCAATGCCGTTCCTGCTCCTCGCTGTGCTGTTCTATGCCTTGCCCCGGCTGGCGTACGACACCTGGCGTGGCAGGAGCCCGTGGGAGTAAGAGTGATCTGGCCCCGGGCGCAACCCGGGGCCGGACACCGCGATACACACTGTCGGGTGTACGTCTGGCGGATCGACTACCCGATCACGATGGAGGGCTGGTGGAACAGGCGTCCGCCAGGCCAGCGAAAGAGGAGGCGCTAGTGGAACAGCATTTCACGGTGGTGGTGGAGGTCAAGCAGACCATCGAGCCGCACCCGGTCACCGATGACAAGGGTTACACGTCCAAGGGGCTGGGCGGGGTGATGGTCCTGACCGAACGGCGAGTGATCGATAGGCTCCGCTTGGTCGTCAGCGCTGCCGATGAGGAGGACGCGGTCAGCCGGGCGATCCGGATGCTCGTGACGCACCAGGATTCGGTCCGATCGCAAGTGCCGACGGCCGGTGACCCCCACCCGGTTTAGGCGCCGGGCAGCGCCCAGCCCCTCCTTCAACCGAGGGTGGCGGCTGGGCGTTGTTGTCGGTGCAAGTGCTCTCATTTTGGTTCTCCTGGCAGTTCTGCTGGGATTGGCTACGGAGGTGTGGGATGAGTTCTTCTGAAGAGCAGGATGGCCAGGAGCGGCCGGAGGAATTTGAATTGAAGAGTTGGGGCAGCGACGAACCGATCAAGATGACCCGGGCTGAGATCGACTTCGGTGACGGGACCTCGATGTTGGTGCCGCAGCCGGTCAAGTTCCGCGAGTTGCCGCCGGAGCCGTCTCGCGGCCACGGCTGTTCAGATCTGGGGAGTGGGCCGGACTGGGACGAGTGGAAGTACGGCCCGCGCACGAACCCCCAGGAGCAGGTGGCCACCGGGGAGCGTGCGGCCGAGATCGAGGGTGTGCTCCGCCGGAATATCGAGCACCCGGACGAGTGGGCCTACCGGGACCGCAAGATTGGGTTCCCGTTCGGGCTTGTGTTCCTGTTGGTGGTGTTGCTCTCGGTGCTGGGGCTCGCCGGTTGGTATCTGTGGCTCCGTCTGGGTCACCTGTTCAGCTAGTCAATTTGGGGGAGGGTTGCGGAATGCCTGTTATGAATGAAAGCTGGGAAGAGCCCGGGTTGGTGGAGCGAATCTGGGGCGGCGACGAACCGGAGATGTCGTACACCGTGCTGGCGCTCGATCCTGGCGGGACGACCGGCTGGTGCGTGATCGGGATCCACCCGGACGCCATGACCGGGGACCCGGACATGCACCCGTTCGGGGAGTACGGCAATGTAATGTTCTGGAGCGCCGGAGAGTTCACCGGTGTGCAGGACAACCAGGTTGACGCGATTGTGGAACTGGTGAACTCCTGGCCGTCGGCCCGGCTGGTGACGGAGGACTTCAAGCTACGCCAGCTGAACGCAGAGCTGGATCCGGTAGAGATCAATGCGATCATCCGGTACGTCTGTCGCCCAAGGTATTGGGTGAAGCAGAACAGCAATCTAGCCATGAGCACTGTCACTGATGACAGGCAGAAGGCTCTGGGATTCTGGATCCCGGGCAAAGAGCACGCGCGGGATGCCGCCAAGCACGGGATCACATTCATCAGGCGCCAGAAGGAGCGCGCCGTCATGGCCGGGCGCCGGAGGTAGGGTTCTAGTCCCTCGCTTTATCGGATCGGATAGTCAAATGGCAACTTCTGTTATGCGTACGGCTAGAAGGCAAAGGCGGCTTGGACGGCCGCCAATTGGTCCAAAGATGCAAGCCCATGTTCCAGGCGAGATAGCTGAGGCGGTGAAGGCGGAAGCGCTTGCGAGGAGTTGCAAGGAAGCAGACATATGGCGTGAGCTGATTGTTACCGGTTGGCCCGCGTGGCGTAAGCGGAGCCGGGCGTGACCGCTAAGCGGCGGCACCTGTCCGCCGTACCGGACGCAGTGCGCCCGTATGAGTTCTCGGCACGGCAGTACTTCAGCGCGGGCTGGTCACCGCTCCCGCTTCCGCCCGGGCAGAAGTCGTCCCCGCCAGTCGGCTACACCGGGCAGAAAGGCAGGCAGGCAGAAGCGAGTTCGGTTGAGTCGTGGATCAACCGCAAGGGGGACGGCAACATCTGTCTCCGGATGCCGCCGACGCTCCTCGGCATCGACGTAGACAACTACGGGGACAAAGCCGGAGCGGCGACGTTTGCTGCAGCGGAGAATGCCTGGGGCGCGCTCCCACCGACCTGGCGGACCACGTCACGGACGGATGGCGTCTCGGGCATCCGGCTGTACCGGATCCCGGAGGGCCTGTCGTGGCCCGGAAAGCTGCCGCAGGGCGGTGGGGTAGAGCTGTGTCGCTGGGACCACCGCTACATCATCGTGGCGCCGTCGATCCACGACGAGACCGGACAGCAGTACCACTGGTGGACGCCGGGCGGTAACAACGCCACCGGCTCCGCGGTGCAGGATGGGACCTGGGAATTCCCAGCGCTGGAAGACATTCCGGCTATGCCAACTACCTGGGTCGAAGGGCTGACCGCGGGGAAGGCGTGGCAAGAGCGCGAAGAGGCAGACCTGGACCCCAAGGAGGTCGCTGCCTGGATTCTGGACCGGCCAGACGGACCGCCGTGCGAGAAGCTACAGCGGACGCTCGATATGTGGATGTCGAAGATCAGCGCTGCCGGGGAAGATGGAGGCGCACACGACGCTGCCCGGGATGCCGCTTGGGCGCTACTCCGGGACTCCGCGGGCGGGCACGCAGGCGTCCAGACGGCGCTCCGGAAGGTGATGCTGGCGCACGCGGAGGCGCTGCGGAACCGGCGGCCCGAGAAGGCCGCAGCCGAGTGGGCGTCTATCAAGGCACGCGGCGTCCTGAAGGTTGCGGCGGAGGGGCCGACGGATGAGGATGACCCCTGCGCCTTGTCGGCGGTCTCCCGGCAGGGCACCAAGCGCAACCGCGGTTCCGAGGGGATGGACTTCTCACGGGACGACATCGGGAACGGCGCCAGGTTTGCGCTGGAGTGGCGGGACTCAGTGCGCTGGGTCCCAGCTCTCGGGACATGGCTGGTTTGGAACGGAAGGGTTTGGGAGCAGGACCACTCCGGCGAGATCCGCCGGATGGCTATCAAGACAGTCCGCGGGATGGAGCGGGAGATTGGATTCATCGAAGACCCCAAGGAGCAGTCTGCATTCCGGAAGTTCATCCGGACCTCCTCTAACGAGGCCAAACTGAACTCAATGCTCAGTCTCGGCCGCGACAACAAGGGCATCACGGTAGCTGCGGAAACGTTCGATGCGACTGCTACGCACCTGGTCTGCTCGAATGGCACCGTCGACCTGCCGATTGAGTTCAGCGGCAGTGCCGTCCGGCGGATGCCGTCGTTGCAGGAGCACTACAACACCATCCAGACCGGCACCGACTACGTAGCCGGGGCAGTCTCGCCGGACTGGAACAAGTTCCTAGACCGTTTCCAACCGGATCCTGAGATCCGCGCTTGGCTGCAGAAGCTGGCTGGGTATTCCCTCCTGGGTCGCAATCCTCGCCGCTTGATGATCGTGGCCATGGGTGAGACCTCGACTGGGAAGACCACCTTTGCGGAGTCGATCTCGGCTGCGCTGGGGGAGTACGGCGGATCCGCCAACATGACGATCTTCCGCGACAACCAGGACGAGAAGCCACGACCGGACCTCATTCGGGTGCTGCCTAAGCGCTTTGTCTACGCGGAGGAGGCAAGCCGATCCTGGCACCTACACCCGGACCAGATCAAGCGGCTTACTGGCGGAGCCCCCATCACGGCTCGGACCCTACAGGCCAAGGTCTATGTCGATATGGTCCCGCGGTTCACGCCGTGGCTCGTGACGAACAGTCCGCCCACGATTGAGGGGGCTGACCGCGCGCTCCGGCGCCGGATCCTCGTGGTGCCCTTTGGGGTGGAGATTCCGAAGACGGAGGAGGATGCCGGGTTCGCTGACCGGCTCCGGTCGGCTGAGGGTCGGCAGGGGATCCTCACGTGGCTCGTTGAGGGCTATGCCGCCTACCTAGCCGATCCCGACTCGGTCCAGTCGATCCCGTCTCCGGCTGTTGGCGCTAACCTGAAGTTCTGGAATGAGATCTCAGACCTGGCGACCTGCCTGGAGGAGATTGCCGAGTTCGGCGAGAAGGATGATCCGGCGTATCGGATCTCCCCCAACTCGCTCTATAAGGCGTATCAGCTTTGGTGCGGCGAGAACGGGGTACAGGCAAAGGACATCTTGAGTGGGACGAAATTCGGCCGGGAGATTACGGAGGCGTACCCGAAGGAGATCTTCCGAGTGGAGGGGAAACCGGTCCGGCTACGGGTCGGTATCAGGCTCCGTCCCGGTTGGGCAAAGATCGTGGGCGTAGCGGGGTGAGGCCCACGAACCCAGCTACCGAACTCAGCTACGCCGGAGATATCCCGGGGTTTACAAGATCTAATATGAACGGCGTAGCTGAGTCGGTCGCTGGGTTCGAGCTGGGTTTCCGGACGAACCCAGCTACCAATGAAATCCCTGGTAGAAGCACTTTTAGAGTAGTAGTAGTAGCTGAGTAGCTGGGTTTAGATAGATAGATAGGTTCCTTACGAGACATACCCTGGTTATCGTCGTTACGTTACGTAGAGGGCTATGTGCAACCCGAAACTCAGCTACCCAGCTACGGATAGCGCCGGTATCCATTTACTCCGGGGAATTGCTAAGACGATTGGAGAGGGTGATTACAAATGTCAGACAAGCATGATGCAGATTCTGTGGACGAATCCGAGTTTGGTCTTGGTGAGGGCTTCATCGATCCGATTTCGAGGGCTGCAAGGTCAATGCCGGAGCATCAGCAACTGGCTGAGATCTACTCGTTGCCGAAGACTTTCGATGGGTCTGGTGGCGATGTAGAGCGGGATCCGACGACCACTCCAGTGCCCCGGCTGCTGCCCGGAGAGACCGAGGCAGACCGTGCGTGACATCGATCGCATTATCCAGCTGGTTCGTGAGGAGGAGCAGATTGCCCCAATCCACCGACAGGTCATCATCACCAGGATCGAGAAGCTACCAACACAAGAGGAGATAGCCGCCGCGCGCAGCATCGTCTACCCCGAGTCAGCGGACACGGCGCCGTTGATCCCCAACAGCCCGGTCTGCTGCGCCGGGCATGAACCAAAGGAGAACCGGTCATGAGTGCCGCGTTACTTAAGCGATTGATAGATCTTTTCGGCATCTGCACTTGGTGTGGGTGCGTCGTGCTGCGGACGCTGTCCCCCAAGCACGCCAAGATTCACCTGGATTTGGATCAGAGGATCCAGTTCAAGATTGTTGACCTATCGGAGTTCCTGAAGTGAGCATCAAGTCAGATTGGCGCTACACGTACCGGTCGGCGCGCCGTGACGGCTACAACCGCCGGACCGCGGGACGGAAGTTCATCCGCGAGGTTGTCGCGGGCTGGCGGCTGGACCTCGGTCTGCACCCCAAGTACGACCGCAAGGGACACGTCCGGTGAAGACGCTCGGCGCGGTACTGGGCGGCGTGCTCCTCGGGATCGCAGGCATGATGGTCTGGCTACGTTGGTTCTTCAGGGATGTGATGCGATGAAGATGCATCTGTTCCGATGGCACAAGCGAACACAGCTGGACATCGAATGGCGCGGTGGCTGGTTGTCGATTGGGCTGGATCGTCATTCGGTGTGGAGACCGATTGCGTACTGGTCTCCGGATGCAACGCCAACACATACGAGTGCGAGAGGCTGGAGGGTTCCATGAGTGAGTGCGCAGGACAAGACTGTACGCACCCGGACTGTACGCACGACGGGGCGCTGGTGCAGCAGATCGATCTGACACGACCGACCTCGGGGCGCGCCGATGCACTCCCGGTTGGCGGGATCGCCGAGGACAAGTGGCGCTCGATGTCGAGGGCCGAGCGGCGCGCAATCGCCAGGCGAGCGCAGCGTGTGTAAGAGCGCTTGGGGGAACCGGCACCCGCTGTGCTCCTGCCCGGAGCTGACGTTCACGAATGGCGCGGAGGTGGATGCGGCGCTTGAGGAGTGCCGCACTGCCTCTCGCGGCATAACGCACCCGATCGTTACGCTCGCCGATATCCAAGAGATGATGGAGGCATTCAATGGCACAGCCGACAGCGCAGTCCGTGGGCGGAGAGATGACCTACGACGGCACGCCGGAGTCGCGGATCCGGATCCAGAACTGGCAGCGCGAGACCTTTGTGGACCCGGGTGAGCCGTTCTTCGTGAAGCTCGGCCCGGACGACATCCCGGTGGAGCTGCACGCCGGAGCGGTCCTGGTGCGGTTCCCCAACAACACGTACGGGATCGAGGAGAGCGCCGGTGAGCCGGAGTAGGGCGCGAGTGGGTCTCGTTGTGTCCCTCCTCCTGCCGATCGCCTTTCTGGGGGCCGGACTAGCGGTGTACTCGGCAGGACCGGCTCCGGCCATCTCGCCGGAGCCGCACGGCCTTCCGATCATGGAGTGCGGCGACGGCAGGTGGGTCGCGCTCCGGACCCCGGGTATCTGCTACTTCAGCGGAGGTCTACCCAATGAGCCGTGAGCTCACCGCGATCGAGCGCAAGGCCATCCGGGACTACCTCCGCTGGCGCGGGCACTCGCCGCAGGCAGCCGATGCGAAGGTCGATCTGTACATGGCGCATCTGCTAGCGGCACCAGAGCGGCGCGTTGCACAATCGGAGGCATGAGGACTCTGAGTTGGTTGCTATGGGCGCTGGGGTTCGGTTTGCTGAGCCTCAGCGTCCGCCTGTTTGTCCGTGTGATCAAGGCGGTATTGCGATGATGATTCAACCCGGGATGCACTTCCCGGACTGTAGAGAGCACATGTGCGGCGGGTGCATGCCCGCGCTCCGCCCGTTGCCGAGTCGGCCCGCGCTGGACCTCTCGGTGTTCCGGCCGGACACTGCCCGGCGTAGGCCTGCGGTCTCCATGCCGAAGCAGCTGGCTCCGGCCGCGCGTGCACTGCTGCTCGCCTTCTACCACTGGATGGATGGCCAGCCCGCCGAGACGCTGGCGGATCCGGATTGGACCGGCGAGCGGCTGGTGGACCTCTTCATCCTGGAGGCGGCTAATCCGGAGGAGACCATCGATGTCGCACCGTGAACCGATCTCGGTACCGCAGAAGCGCGCCACAACCGGGATCCTCGGCATCATCGACAAGAACGGCAACCACTGGGTGCTAGCCGGAGTGTTCGGCGCGGCCCAGCCGGTCGGCCACGACGCAGAGATGCTGGAGCTGGAGGACCTGGAGGCGCTGGGGCCGAAGGTGACCGATATCCGGGTGGTGCTACGGGACGACTACAGCGAGCCGGTCATCGACGCGACCGAGCCGGGCAACCCGAGGTTGATGGACGGCTCACAACCTTTTGCGATCGAGGGATAGCGGCAACAATGCGGTAGGGCCCATCCTTGGTACCAGATTCCAATGAGGGTGGGAGAACCCAATGCAGCCCGACTACTTCCTGACACAGCCGTCCAACCCCACGAGCTTCGCCCGTAGGCACCCGATCGCAATTGTCCTTCTGAGCGCCTGGCTCGCCGCTGCCATCTTTCTGGCAGGGTTCGTGCTCCAGCGGACCAACCTGATCTCGGCCGCGGTGCCGTTCATCGGCAAAGACTCCGGGCTAGCCGCCTGTGAGGCCATCGCAAAGAAGGGGACCCTGACCGGCGCTCCCAAGACCTCCGAGCGGATGACCCCTAAGCAGTACAAGACGGTGCGTGACGTGTTCGCGGACTCGCGCTACGAGGACATCCGCGGGAACGGCGTCCGGTTGGTGGATCTCGTCTCCCAGGTCCAGGCTCTGGGCGAGGATCCTGGCTTCGAGGCTCTGGCGTACGTGGGCGGAATCTCGGCCGCTTACGCCGGGCTGACTGGTGGATGTGCATCGGTCGGCGTGACAATTCCGGCTCTGTCGGCGAACTGACTAGCGGCAATAGCACGGGCTACACGAAGCTTTACTCAACATAGAAAACAACGAAGGGGACCACCCAGTGATGAAGGTTCTGAGTCTGACGGAGTTCTTCGACTTCCTGGAGAGCGAGCTGGGTTCGCCGGACAGCAAGAAGAAGGCACGCAAGATGGCCCAGAAGCTGGCCAACAACCTCGGTGTGCCGGACTGCGGCGCGGAGGGCTGCCCGCTGCACGGCGCGGAGACCGGAGAGACCGAGGAGGACGACGCGCGCAACATCCTGATCGATCAGCCGATGCTGGACGCGATCGACTCCAAAGCCGCGCTGGACCTCTCGATCGCCGCAACGGCGTCGGCCCACAACTCGATCGTTAAGCAGCGCCCGGACTCCGAGGTCACCATCCGCCAGACGCAGGCGATGCTGTGGGTGCGGCTGGCGGAGCGTATGCGCCAGCAGGAGGACGAGCAGGCCAGCCAGCCCGATCCGGAGCCGGTCAAGGACGACCTGCCGGAGCAGTCGCCCTTCGACGGCTTCGAGCCCGTCAGCAACCAGGACGACAACAGCGTCTCGCCTTCCAAGAACCAGCAGTAGCGAGGCAGGCGCGCGTCCGGTACGCTGATCGACGGTTCGACGGAGGCAGTTGCTTAAGGGCGCTGCGGAAGTTGGCCCGGTCTGGACCACGGACGGGTGGATGTGGTGTCGGCTGCCGGTCACGGGGCAGAGCGCTATGTTGGGGCGCTGAGCAGGCAGGGGCACGTGACCCGGGCTGTGAAAAGTACCTTCGTGGCAGGACAGGAAGTGATGTGGCCGCATTGCTAGCCTGGGAGCGGGAGGCAGAGCCCCGCACCTGTACGGTTCGTTACGCGATGCGGGCCAAGGCCGGGCGGTATTCGGTTCCGCAGCCGCCCGGCTTCCAACTAAATAGCTTGGGCGCGCCCAGCGTCCTGTGCGGTGTAATCGACCCCCGTAGCACCGTCGCGGAGAGACCGATCATCTCATCTGGGAAGTCTGGTGCCTTGTTTCGCGGCAGGGCTCCGGGCGCTGGGGAGGTAGCTCAGAGGTAGAGCGGCAGCAATCGGATGTGTACGGACATTCGGGACCTGCGCGGCGTTGGTTCGATTCCAGCCCGCCCCACGACGCTGTTGGAGCCTTGCATCAGCCTCCGGCGATAGCTTGGTGACAGCGGGTCAGAAATCCAGTCGGCACACGGCTTGCGAGGGACCGGCCTTTCCAAGAGGTCGGGCGTGAGCGCAGTCCCTGCTGGTGACCAAACGGCTAGGGTCGAAACCAGTCGTACGCATCGGAGAGACGATGGACAGGGGGCAGCGGTCTGGCGAGGGGCGCTGCCCCTTAGTCATATCCAACAAGAGGAGAACGATGAAGAGATTGCTACTGGCAGTTGCGGCCGGGCTGGGTCTCGCGCTGATGGGTGCCCCGGCGTACGCCACCGAGACAGACGCGCACGCCGTGAAGAACTCCGAGAAGTGCCCCAACGCCTCCGGCTGGTACACCAACCCGGATGAGGGCGACGACGTGCCGACGCAGAAGGCGGACGGCTTCCTGTTCGAGGGCAAGGACCTGATCCACCGCTCCGTCACGCCGCAGGATCTGGCCGACGTCAAGGCCGGTTCCTTCGTGGCTGTCGGTACCGCGGACAAGGTGGTCTTCAAGATGGAGACCACCGCGCCGTACTCCACGATCGTGCAGACGCCGGACGGCAAGTTCTGGTCCAGCAAGGTGCCCGCGGGCAAGGGCTCGCAGTCGGCTCCGGTCGCGCACGTGATCGACCTGACCGATGCGGACGTCGTGGCGCTCCCCGGCAAGACGTACACCGGTGCGACCAAGGTCGTGACGTTCGGCGTCGGCTACTGGACCGAGTCGGGTAGCACGCTGGTGAAGTCGATCAGCTTCCACGGTCACACGCATGCGCTGTCGTGCAAGCCGGTCGCCAGCCCCAGTACGAGCAGCAGCAGTCCGACGACCAAGCCGAAGCAGAAGTGCGACGCCTACGTCTACACCGGCACCAAGCTGACGCTGTGTGACCGATTCGGTGACGAAGCCAACGGGCCGAATTGCCCCGTCATCAAGTACCGCGTGACGCTGGCCACCAAGGGCAACGATCCCTGGGGTCTGGACGACGGTGGCGTGGTCGGTATCGGCTGCGAGGGCAACCCGAACAAGCCGACCCCCAGCGCCTCGCACAGCAGCAATCCCCCGGTCGGGACCGGCGTAGACTCCGGCGCGTCCGGCGGTCTGCCCGTCACCGGACCGGTGACGGCGACCATCGTCACCGTGGGCAGTGCGGCCCTGATCGGCGGAGTGTTCGCCGTCGTGGCAACCCGGCGTCGCCGCAACAAGTTCGTGGCGAACTAGCGGCAGTTTCGCAACAGAGGGATAGTTCGGGAGTGGAGCCTGCTGGTAGCGGGTTCCACTCCTCACCCGAAGGGACCTACAATGACTTACTCGACACTCGGCCCGTTTAACCCCAAGCGCCTGCTTCCGGTCGGCTACGCCGCGCGCAACGCGCACCGGGCCAAGCACCGTCCGGTCCTGATCCGGCAGCCGGTGCGCTGGTGGCACTCGCTGTTCCGGGACCTCGCAGACGGCATCGTGTCCGGTCTCCGCACCAACGCGGCAGCCTTCTGATGATCCGTTCGGAGATCTGGCGTCCGCGCGGGTTGTGCGCCAATCGTGACGATCACATTCCGCACTTCCACAAGTCCGACACTCTGGGTCGATACTGGTGCACCGCAGACCAGACCGAACGTGAGCCCTACCGATCGGAGCGCCGTCGTGCCGAAGCGTGAGTTCAAGGACATCCTCCTGCCGCTGAGCGTCTGCGGCATGCTGATCGGCATGCTGAGTCCGGCCGTGTTGTCGATCTTTATTTGACGTCGGTAGCTTGTGGGTTGGTATCCGTACTGCGGAGGCCGAAGCAGAACCGTAATCCCGTATCTTGCACTACGGGCAATCGGCTAGCCGCGCCGAAGCCATTACGTAACCCTCAATTCTCCCGGCCGCCATCCGGGAGGCCATCCGTTCGACCCAGGACGGGATGGATGGCCTGCGACGGGCACAGGAGGCGTACTCTGCGGACAATCCGCCGAGCCGAGAACCTGGGATCATCGGCCGACAGATTGCTGCAACGGTGCGTCTCCTGTACCTGTTCTAGAATCGTCGCATGGTCAGCGATCGAGGTGGCAAGTTCGGCTACGTCATCAAGTCGCGGCAGAACGTCTACAGGGCGCTGCGGCGGCAGGGGATGAGCAAGGAGAAAGCTGCGCGGATCTCCAACGCGGGGAAGTCGCACGCAGCGCGCTCTCGGATGGCCCGCAAGGGCTCAAGGAAGAGGTAGCAGATGCAGACCGCTCCCGAGGTCGCCAAGGAACTCTTGGAAGACCTCCGCACCAACAACACGCTTCGACACCGGCTCGGCATCGAGGACGGTCCGCAGCTCGTGGACGACCAAGAGAACGTCATCGCCTACACCGACAAGGAGGGCAACGACTGGTTCCTGGAGGTGCAGGGCTCATGACGGCGGACGCGGAGCCCCAGCCGGTACGGACGGTGGAGAGCAAGGCCGTCATCCTGAACCTGGATGCGTGCACCGGCATGGGCATCGAGCACTACATGATCAGTCGGAGGCTTGCCGATGGTCGGTTGGTGCGGTATGTCGAGTGCTGCAACAAGTGTGGTTGGGTCGATGAGACGTCGCTCGACTGGTGGGCCGAGAACGCCATCAAGAACGCGATGCCCAAGCGGGCACAGCGGATCGCGCTGGCGGCGGACTCCGAGCCGTTCGCATTCGTCCAATCGTTCGGCGAGGAGCTGACGCTGGACGAGATCCTGGTGCAGGCCCTCGCAGCGAGCGCCCACGCCGGACGCGGCGTGAAGGAGAAAGAGGCAGCACGCGGCGCTGCGATCCTCAACGCACTTCGGGCAGAGGTCGCGCGGTTCCAACGCCTCGCAGAGGCTCGTGCGCTCAGCGTGGTCCGCAAGCGGCTGCTGGATGAGGTGCTGATTACCGGCGCCAGGGTCGACAAGCAGGAAGTCTTGGCAGCGATCCGGTAGGATCACGGCCGGGGGAGCCACCATTCGTGGGCGGCTGGAGATTGGGATGGGATGGGGTAGCTCCCGGCAGAGCTGCCCCATCGTCCGTCTCGGGTAAGCTCGATGAGCAGCCATGGGGTTCCGCGTCCGCAACCGCAACCTCTTGAAGAGCCTCCTCTCTTCGCCGCGTGGGTCGTCTGGGTCGGATCCCCACATCCGCCCAGACGACCCTCACGCTATCCGCTGCGTGCTCCGGGGTCCGTGTCCCTGACAGTAGGTACGATCGGCATATGGAAGCGCTAGGCGTAGAGACTGAAGGCATCGTCACCTTAGGCGAGGTGATCACCCGGGTCACCCGTGAAGTCCAGGTGTCGGATGACTACCACAACGCCGAGGTATCCGGAGCTGCTGCTGCGTATGGGAAGATGGCCTTCCACATCCAAGAGATCATCAACAAATCCGGGCCATATGACGACGTTCGGGCTCTGGATGAGATGAAAGCTTGGATAGCCGATAGGATCAGGGAAATCCATTCCGGCGCATAGAACGGAAACACCCGATGGCAGCCCTGAAGAAAGGCAAAGTCGCCACAGGCGGTAATACGCATCCGGATCAGGCCTGGATTGAGATTGTTTTGGAAGATGGAGAGCTGCACGAACCGGACCAGAGCCAGCGACCGCCGGACTTCATTTATGACGTCCAGTACCAGTGGGCTGCTGACGCGGATGAGCTCAACACCGACTTCTTCATGAGCTTCAAGAGACCGGGCACCAGGCAGTGCAACGGAACCGCGTACGTCCGTGATAGCTCCGGCATGTACATCGTGGATCGGCACTGGGTCAAGCTCCGGCGGCCATGCCTGGCGAACCCCATGAAGGGGGCAGTCGTCTGCCAGGCACACGGCGGATTGGTACCTGTAGTCAAGGCGGCTGCGCAGCGTGCTCTGGACAACGCCTCTGAGATTGTGGCGCTGCGGCTGATCGGCCTGACCGGGACCAAGGATGAGGTGAATGCCTTGATTGAGCACAAGACCCGGCTAGCAGCTGCAAACTCCGTCCTGGATCGAGTTGGGATCAAGGGCGGCATGGACGTTGAGGTCAAGCTGCCTGGGTACAAGAACGTCCTGGCTAAGCTCTTCACCGAAGATCAGGATGCCGATGAAGAGGAGACAGGCTGATGGCGACGCTACCAGAGGTCACGGTTACCGGGACGCTGTACGACTCGGAGACTGGTGAGCTGTACGACGGCACCATCTGGCTCAAGATGCCGGTGCTCCTGAAGCACACCGACGGAACGGCGATTGCGCCCAGCACCAAGACCTACGCCGTGGTGGATGGCGTTGTGGAGTTGCCGCTCTACTTCGTGGACGCGCCCGGGTGGGGACCGGTCGACTGGACCTGGGAGTTGCGCATCCGCAACGGCTCGGTCTGGAATTACTACGGGATCCGGCCGTCGATCGAGGATCCGGATGACGTCAACCTCGGGGACCTGATCATCACCGACTACACGCCCAGCGCGGGCAACGACTTCGCGCTGACGGGTCACACGCATCCGGCGGACGTCTCGGATGCGGATCTGGTGCTGGCTCTGGAGGCCCTGCGACAGGAGCAGCGGAACCTGGTGACCGGCGAACTCGTGCTGCCTCGCGGCGAGGTCAACGCGCCGGTGCCGATGCTGACCGGCAAGCTCTACCTGACGCACTTCAAGGCGATCAAGACCGAGACCGTTCTCACGGCGCACACTGACTGTGGCGCTGCCGCGGTCGGCGCGCAGCACGCGTGGATCGGCTTCATGAAGTGGACCGGAACGCAGTACACGCTGGACTCTGTCTCGGTGGACGATCCCACACGTTGGGCCAGCGCCGGATCGCACTACCCGACGCAGATCTTCCAGACGGACGATGCGCATTTCGGTGCGGCCGATCTGACGCGCCCCGGTTTCAACAAGGTCGCTGGGCAAAACTACGCGGAGTTCCGGCTGTGGGTCGGCTCCGGCAGCGCGCCCACCACCTGGGGCGGCTTCCGGGTGCCAGCCGACTCGGGCGTGGAGCCGCGCCGGAACATGACGATGGATCTGGTGGCACCTCCGTCCTCCTCGCTGCAGGCTGAGTGGGTCGTGGGATCGACGCAGCAGCACCAGGCGCGGATGATGCCGTGATGCCAGCGGTTGATGAGGAGTTCGGCCGGGCAGTAGGGGACTTCCTCAAGAACAGCAACATGATCGGTGAGAATGCGGTCATGGGAGACTTCTTTGGAATCGTGGAGATCACCGATCTCGATGCCACCAGCGCCGGAGACACGCAGTACGCATTGCTGATACTGGGAGGGATTCCTAAGCATCGGATCTGGGGCCTGATGAAGGTCGCCAAGCAGATGCTGGAGGAGCAGTGAGCACTCTCCTCCTCAATACGCCAGCGCCGTCCAAGAAGCTGTACAAGACCATCTGGCAGGAGACGCTGTGGACGCCGCACGCGGCGCAGCTGGAGATCCTGCATGATCGCAGTCGAAACCAGGTGGTGTCGTTCGGTCGGCGCGCCGGGAAGTCTCAGACCGGCGGCAACAAGTTGGTGCCTGAGTACTTCCGCGCGCTCTTTGAGGCTGAGGAGCTGAAGCGCAAGGGGCTCCGGCGTGAGTTCTGGATCGTGGGGCCGACCTACAGCGACTCCGAGAAGGAGTTCCGCGTGGTGTGGAACACCTTGGACCGATTGGGGGTGAAACTTGACCATCCTGGGAGCTACAACAATCCGGAGTCAGGCCAGATGCGGATCCAGGCCCTGGACGGCCGGTTTGTTGTCCATGCGAAGTCGGCGCAGTACCCGCAGACGCTGGTTGGAGAAGGTCTCAGCGGGGTTGTGTTCTCGGAGGCAGCAAAGCTCAAGCCGAGTGTGTGGCTGAAGTACCTACGACCCACGCTCGCAGACTTTGGCGGCTGGACCTACTTCGGCTCTACACCTGAGGGGCGCAACTGGTTCTATGACCTTTGGGCGGTGGGGCAGGATCCGGACCGGACCGACTGGAGGTCTTGGCGCGCTCCGGCCTGGGTCAATCCGTACGTCTACCCGGGTGGAGTGAACCAGCGCCTGCTGAACTCCGCGAAGGCAGCGCGGCGGAACGGGATGCTGAAGGACTGGATGACGCGGTTCCCGTTCCAGACTAACGATCGGGACCTTCCCAAGAGCCCGGCCGGGATCGATCCTGAGATCTGGAGCCTGTTCCTGGACCAGAGCACTGAGCTCTTCAACCAGGAGATCGAGGCACTGTTCACCGAGTTCGCCGGACGGGTGTTCAAGGACTTCGATGAAGAGCTGCACGTCAACGATCAGAAGTTCAACCCGAACTGGGCGACCTACGCCTGCGCGGACTATGGGTTTACCAACCCATTCGTCTGGCTTGTAGTACAGGTGGATCCGTTCCGGGAGCGCGTCCATATCCTGGATGAGTACTACGAGACTGGGAAGACTACCGGCGAGGCAGCGGCTGAGATCCAGGCCCGCGGGCTGCGGCCGTCTACGATGCGGGAGTTCTTCCCGGATCCGGCCGAGCCGGACCGCACTCGTGAGCTAAGCGAGAAGCTACAACTCAAGGCGGGCAGGGGAACCGGTGGCGCCATCAACGATCGTCTGGAGTGGATCCGCAGGTTCCTGAAGCCGCTACCCTATGGGGACGGATATGGGTTGACAGTCAACAGGAAGTGCGCCAACTTCATCCGGGAGCACTCGCAGTACAAGTACAAGGAGACTGCGGCGGTAGCGGCCGAGAAGGGCCGCAACGCGCCGGAGTTGCCTGAGAAGAAGGATGACCACACGCCAGAAGCGTTGGGGCGGTTGATGGTTGGGCTATTCGGACGGCCCTACCGCAGCTCTGCGGCAAGGCAGTCCCAAGTAGAGACCAGGAGATAGCAATGGCTGTTAGCCCATACGCGACTGCGGCAACGCTCAACCGTCCCACGCCTGCCTACGTGACCGATCTGGAAGACCAGGCGCGCGTCCGGGCGTACGGCACGTACGAGGACATCTGGAACAACGTCCCCGAGGCATTCGCTGCACTCCTTCGGGCCAGCGATGACCCGCTGGCGCGGCGGTACGTGCCCGTGGTTCGTGAGATCATCGAGGCCGTCAACCGGTACCTCGGGCAGGACATGGAGACGGTGTGGACGCCGGTCCCGGGCAACACCGTCCCTGATGAGCAGATCCTGGAGTGGCGTGGACGGCTGGCGAGCTTCTGGGCGCGCGAAGAGGTCGGCATCAAGTTCCTGTCGTCCAAGCGCTGGGGCCTGGTGAAGGGCGACTCGCTGCTGCACCTGACCGCGGACCCCGGCAAAGAGGAAGGCTCCCGTGTTCGTCTCAGCGAAGTCGAACCAGAGCAGTACTTCCCGATCTGGGATCCTGCCGATAGCGAGCGGCGACTGGGATGCTACCTGGTTTCTGTGGTCCTCGACGATGCGGATGAGGAGATTGTCCAGCGCATCGAGTACCACAAGGTACTCAACGAGGAGCAGGCAGCAGAGCTAGGTGTGCCGGTCGGTTCGGTGTTCTACCGGCTGGGATTCTTCGAGACGGACGGTTGGGACGCGCGCAACCTCGAAGAGAGCGACATCGCACCGGTCCAGATCCCTTCCTGGGCCGTGGTCGCCGAGGGAGCGCCGGATCCGTTCACCGGATTCGCGCTGCACCCGTCCATCACCACCATTCCGGTCTACCACATCCGCAACCGGCGGCGTGGAGGTCGGTCGGGTAGGTTCGGCACCTCCGAGATCCAGGGCTTGGAATCACTCTTTGCTGGCGTGATCCAGAACATCACCGATGAAGACCTAACCGTTGCTATGGACGGCATCGGTGTGTACTGGACCACCTCCGGCAAGGCCCGGAACGGCAAGGGTGAAGAGGTGCCCTGGGTGGTCGGTCCGGGCTCGATCGCGGAGCTGGAGCCGGATGGCGCATTCGGCCGGGTGCCGGGCGCGACCTCGGTGCAGCCGTACCAGGACCACCTGGGGTATCTCACCAACTCGGCTCGTGGCTCGAATGGCGCGCCCGCAATCGCTTCCGGCGCGGTGGACACCTCAGTGACGCTCTCCGGCGTCGCGATGCGGATCCAGTTCATGCCGGTGCTGGCAGCGAACGCGGAGCGCGAGGAGGAGATGTCCAGCAAGTGGTCGCAACTCCTCTTCGACCTCATGACGATGTGGTTCCCAGTCTACGAGGGCTGGCAGGCGCTGCCGCTGCAGCCGTCGGTGATCTTCGGTGACCCGCTGCCGCCGGACCGCACCGCGATCCTCGCCGAGGTCACCGCGCTCGTGGACGCGGGCATCGCCAGCAGGGAGTGGGCCGTGGCCTACCTCGATGAGCGGCTGGGTTACAAGTTCCCGGCCGGGATGCTGGCAGTCGCGCAGCAGGAGCAGGCTGACGCGCTAGACGCGGAGGCGGCACAGATCGCAGCGAACGCTGGACAGGTACCGGTTGGTGAGTGATGGAGGGCCTGGAGGGCAAGGAACCGCTTAGGGGTCCGGTGATAGATCCGACGCAGAACGTGCTGGATCTCGTGACTGCCGCTATCAAGCGGCAGGACGACTTGCGGGAGGCAGCAGCAAAGCACGTCCGCGAGGTGATCGAGCTGCGTGCTGACTTTGAGGAAAAGCTCCGAGCCGCAGAGACTGGACGGATTGATGCGATCCGGGCCGTGGACGTAGGCGCTGTGAACCGGGCAGCAGAGGTATCCGCGCAGCAGGCCACAACACTGGCTGCACAGGTTGCGACTTCTGCGGAGACACTGCGGACGCAGGTTGCTGCAGCCGCTGCTGCAGCAACCGTTGCGCTCTCAGCCGCGCTTGAGCCGATCCAGAAGGACATCCAGGACCTTCGTAAGGCACAATACGAGGCACAGGGTGTTAAGGCGCAGACTGGGGAGACGCGCCTGAATTGGGGACCGGTGTTGGCCGGTCTCAGCGTCTTGCTTCTGCTGGTGTTCGGCGTCATCGGTCTGTGGGCCAACAGGTGATCCCGCAGCCGGACCCGCGGGATTGGCAGATTGCCAACGCACAGGAGCTACAGATCACCGACCGACAGGTGCTGGCGCTCCTCCGCGACACCAAGAAGCGCGTTGATGCATTCCTCAAGGAGCTTGAGACGACCGGCAAGAATGGCGTCCGGCGCGCACAGCTTGAGCACAGCCGGTCGGTGTTGCTGGCGGAGCAGTCAAAGCTGTTCGAGCGGCTGGGGGACACAGTTGCAGCCCGTAGGGCGTCAGCTGCCAGCCGCTCCGCCCGGCTGAGCGCTGCCGCTGACTCGGCCCTCCTCAACCTCGTTGGGAAGGGTCCGCAGGCGCAGTTCCTCTACGACAGCGCGCTACAGGTGAGCCAGCGCGCGATCGATGCAGCGCTGGCGCGGATGCGGCTGAGTGCCCTTCCACTGTCGCAGCGGATCTATCGCAGCTCCGTCTGGATGAACGGTCGGCTCAGCAAGCTGATCAACGAGACGCTGGCGACGGGGCTAAATGCGAAGGAGTTCGCCAAGCGAGCGCGGGACTGGTTCAACCCCAACACGCCAGGCGGAGTCCGGTACGCGGCAATGCGACTGGCGCGGACCGAGATCAACAATTCCTTCCACGCCATCAGTGCAGAGAAGTACGCAACAACACCGTGGACGACTGAGGTCAAATGGAACCTCAGCAAGAGCCACCCCAAGCCTGACATCTGCAATGCGGTGGCGAAGGAGAGCCCGTACCAGAAGGCATCCGTACCGGCTCGGCCGCATCCGCAGTGCATGTGTTACATCACCGCGGAGTATGTTGACGAGGATGAGTTCGTGGAGAACTTCCTCAAGGGCGACTATGACGATTACCTGGATGGAGAGTTGCAGAAGAACGGTTGGGATCTCCCGGAGGCACAGCAGCAGGCGACGCTGGCCAGCGCGGGCAGATCGCACAACAAGCTACCCGCTCCGGTCATTCCGTCGGTCCAGGATCCTATTGTTGAGCTGACCGGACAAGCTGCGCTGGATGCGGTGCCGAAGGGCCTGTTCAAGCGCGGCTCTATGACGCCGAAGCAGCGCGAGGCGCTGAAGACCTACGAGTCTGGTTGGTTCGTGGTCATCAACAATCGAATGCGCGATGGCCGACCGGTTGAGGACGCGATCGACCGCAAGGATGAGGCCACGATTGCGCTCATCAAGGAAGCGATGGAGGGCAGCATCACCGAGAGCCCGATCCAAGGCTGGCGCGGGATGTATCGTTCTCAGATGCTATTTGGAGATCGTCTGGGACACGATCTCACCGGCTTCAAGTGGCATGATAAGGGCTTTGGCTCGATCACAGTCAACGAGAAGATCACCGACAAGTTCAATGTCGAGGAGTCGTACGAGAACCAGATCAAGCGGGCCTTCAAGGAATTGGCTGACCAACCGAATGAACTAATCAGTCTTGCCCGACTCCGTGACAAGCTGCCCAACATTTCTCGTGAAGACCTGGACCGTAAATTGCTGGAGTTGGATAGATCCGGTAAGATACAACTGGAATCCGACCCGCACCGGATAGCCCTGACTGATAGGGCAAAGGCCGCTGCAATCTTCCTCGGTGGCGAGGATATGCACCTCATTGCTATTGACGAGAAGAACCTCGAAATTGGTCCACCGCCGAACGTCAAGATGGTCGTGCACGTCGGCCCTGGAGTTGGCGCTCTGGTAACGAGCGATTTCGAGAAGGGCAGCAAGGAAAACGGGGCACTGGCTGAGATCACGCTTCAGCCCGATCTCCAATGGTCTGTTGAGAAGGACAATGGCTATGACCAATCCGGAATCCGTCAGCTCGAAGTCCGCGTTGATAGAGTCGGCGCAGACAATGTCGCCGCTGCAGCAAGTGCAGGCTCGACAGAGCGGGGACTATCAAGCACCAATCCTTAGCGAGCCGAAAAACCCCAAGGCGCCAATCCCGCAGCATAGGTAACTCGGGCCTAAAGCTGGTTGTAATGCGCAATCCGCAACAGCAGTATAGAGTTGGGATAGCGAACGGCTACGGCGTCGGGTATAAAGGAGCAAGATTCACATGAGTCACCCCGAAGGTGAAGGCGCACAGGGCGGCGCAGAGGGCACACAGAGCGGTGCTGGAGAGACCACCGGGACAACCGGCACAACGGAATCCGGCACGAGCGACGCGGGCACACAGAGCGGTGCCGCAGCCCCCACCGAGGCAGAACGCCTCGCGCAAGAGCTAGCGCAGCAGCGGACCCGGACCAATGCAGCCGATCAGCGGGCAGCCAAGATCGAAGCAGAGCTCAAGCAGCTTCGTGACAAGGACCTGCCCGAGGCGGAAAAGCTCCAGCGTGATTTCCAGGAAGCGCAGAAGCAGGTGGAGCAGCTCCAGACGGCCAACAAGGACCTGGCGCTGAAGGTGGCGTTCCTCAAGGACAACACCCACACCTGGCACGACCCGGAGAGTGCGTTGAAGTTGGCGGATCTCGCGCAGGTGGAGATCCAGGCCGACGGCACCGTCAACGGTCTGAAGGACGCGTTGAAGGCACTGGCGACCTCGCATCCTTATCTGGTGAAGCAGGGAACGGAAGCCGTCAAGCAGGAACCAGGCGGAACCGCTCCGGGCAACAACGGAACCGCTGGCGGACGAACTGCCAGTGCGAAGTCGATGGCGTCTCGGATCCCAGCTCTGAACTCGCGCGTCAAGCGCGGGTAACTACAACCTTCGGAAGGAGGTCCAGTGAGTCGTTTCGACAAGTACGACCCGTATGATGGCGGCTTCCGGGCGCGGCTGAATGCGGCGCTGACGTCTGCGAACGTCGGCAAGATCTACGCAGTGTCGGTCAACGCCTCCGGGCGCGTCGTGATCGGTGGCACCGGTCTCGTCGACATCCGTGGCCTGATCGTGCCGACCGAGCCGATGGCCATCGGTGCAGCGATCGACGTTATGACGGACGGCGAGATCGCGGAGGCCCTGACCACGGGCGGTGTCGCGCTGACCGCCGGTCTGCAGTACTGCCACATCGATGGGACGGTGGACTCCGCATCGGCGTCCGGCAAGGCCATCGGCTTCACGGTGGAGCTGTCCCGCATCATCGTCCGCGTCCCGACCACGCAAGCCGCCTGAGAGGAGGGTAACCAACTATGGCAAAGGGCTATTCCGCCAAAGCGGATATCCTTACCAGGACTCGCGACGGTCAGGACCTCAACCAGGTCTGGAACGACTTCAACGAGGCGCTGGACAGCTTCAACGCCGCGCGGCAGCCGCTCATCGATCTGCTGTCCTCGCAGGTCACGGGAATCGTCGATGAGGTCGGCATCCCCGGCACGGAGCGCTTCGAGCTGGCGACCGAGTTCGGTATCCCGCAGTCGATCCGGCCCGTTCCGACCGTCACCTCTCGGGCGTACCCGTTCGACTGGTACGACTTGCGGCAGGGCTACACCTGGCGCTTCCTGACCAAGGCATCGACGGCGCAGCTCGACGCGGTGCTCCAGCAGGCGCTGGAGGCCGAGAACGCACTGGTGTTCGAGCAGGTCACCAAGTCGCTCTTCAACAGCGCCAACCGGTCGGCCACGCTGGACGGCATCGTCACGCCGTTCACCGTCGTCGCGCTCTACAATGCGGACGGCACCGTGCCGCCGCCGTACAAGGGCCAGAACTTCGCCGGTTCGCACACGCACTACCTGGGTTCCGGCGCCAACGCGGGTCAGGTCGCATTCGACCCGCAGGACTTCCTGGACCTGGCGGGCACGGTGGAGCACCACGGGTTCACCCGTGCGCAGGGATACAACATCGTGTTCCTGATGAACCCCGCGGACGCCGCAGCGTCGGTCGTGAAGTACGTCCGCAACCAGGCGTTCGCTTCGGGTGGTGCCGTCCCGGCCACTTCGCTGTACGACTTCATCCCGGCCAACGGGTCCAACTTCTCGCTGCTGCTGCCCCCGGGCTATCAGCTGGTGGGCGGCTTGGCCCCCAACTCGTTCGCCGGTATCGATGTGGTGGGCACCTGGGGTCCGTACCTGATCCTGCAGGACTACCAGATCCCGGCCGGGTACATGGTGGCTGCCGCTACCGCGGGGCAGTCGAACCAGCTCAACATCATCGGTATCCGGGAAGACTCGGATCCCGCGCTGCAGGGCATGATCCTCAAGCCCGGCAACAACAACGCGTACCCGCTGATCGACTCGTACTTCATCCGCGGCATCGGCGCTGGCGTCCGCCAGCGTGGCGCTGCCGCGATCATGAAGCTCGACAACTCCGGCGGTGCGTACACCGTTCCCGCATCGATGGTCTGGTAAGGAGGTAATACCATGAGCATGGTCGTAGATCTCAACACTCCGCTCACCGATGAGGAGCGTGCCTACCTCTCGATGCGTGGACGGTATGCCGACATCCAGCGTGTCGATGCGCTGCACGGCTCGGAGGCGCAGCCGCTGGGCGACGGCGACGGCACCGGCCCGAAGCACCAGGCCCTCACCACGTCCGAGGCTCGCGCCGAGCGTCGGCAGGCCATCCTGGAGGAGCTTCGGCTGCTGGAGGCCGCCGACGGCAACCCGGACGACGACACCGAGACCGACCCCAACGCGGTCGCTCCGTACGAGGAGTGGACGCACAAGGAGCTGGACGCGGAGCTGAAGCGCCGGGACCTGGCCAAGGGCGGCAACGTGCAGGAGAAGGCGCAGCGCCTGTACGACGATGACGCCGCGTCGTACCAGGAGCAGAACGCCTGACGTTCGACGGCTGATCAAGACGCAGGGGCCGGAGCACACGAGGATGGTGCTCCGGCCCTCAGACTAAGGAGGGCATTCCGTGGCTACGGCGGAAGAGATTGCTGCTTTCCGGTTGCTTATCAATCAGCCGGACGACGTACCACCGTATGACGACGCATCGCTAAGCGCGCGGCTCGACGGAGCCACCTCGGTGCAGTCGTTGGCGTCCACGATCTGGCTGGAGCTGGCAGCCAGCTACTCGTCGCTGGTGAGTGTCGCGGAGTCCGGCTCATCCCGGCAACTCAGCGACCTCCACAAGAACGCACTGGCCATGGCGAAAGCCATGGGGGATTCCGCAGAGGTCGATCCGGGCGAGCCCGCAGTACGCGGTACCCGGATGCACAGACTGACGCGTCCATGATTGCCGCGGCGGAGCTGGCAGTCCAGCGGAAGATCTCGAAATTCTTCATCGCAGCCGACTACCTGATGATCCCGCTGCAGCGTCGTCCGCGTACGCCGGACGGTGCCGGAGGTATGACCGTGGGCGAGCCGGTACCCCTACCGGCACAGCGTTTCCGGCTCATACCGCAGGAGGACGGCGCTACCGCGCGCACGACCTCGGAGGGTGAAACGGCGACGCCGGAGTTCATCCTCATGGGGCACTGGGACTGCGACATGGCCCGGTTCGACGAGTTCGAACTGGACGACGGACGGCGGTTTGAGATCGTCTACATCGACAACCGCCAGTACGAGATCAAGGGTGAGGCGACTTACCTTGGCAACTGATTTCAGCTTCTCGTTCGATCGCAGCCGGTATGACCCGGACAAGCTCGACAAGCGCCTCAACCGGGCGCTTTTCGGCGTTGCGAGGTACTGGGACGGTCGGTGCGAGGCGCATATGAAGCAGCACGCGCCGTGGACGGACCGGACCACCAACGCCCGCAACGGTCTCTTCGCAACAGCGGTCAAGTTGGGAGCCGGGCTGTACGCCATCATTCTGGCGCACGGCGTGACCTATGGCGTGTACCTGGAGACCGGTACCCGGTTCATGACGGCTCGGCCCATCATCCTCCCCACCATCAAGATCTACGCACCGAAGGTGATGCGTATGCTGAATAAGATCTTGGACCGGCTGTGAGGGCCACCGTCCGGGACCTGATCTTGGCGAATGGGGCGCTAACGGCTCTGATTCCAGCGGAGCGTTGGCTGCAGGTCGGGAACGTCATAGACGTACCACTCAAACCATTCGCGATTCTCCGTTGGATTACGCCAGTCGCCGGTGACGCCAAGGGGACGTATGCGAACCAGCTGCGGATCGAGATCTACGACAAGCGGCCGGGCAGCTACAAGACGGTGGATCAGATACTCGGCAAGCCGTACCCTGCACCCAGCGGGATCTATGCGGTGATGTCCGGGATGATGGGGATCACCGGATCAGACGGCTACGTTGCGCAAGCGGACTTCCTTGGTACGTCCGGGGATGACGTGAACGCCGACTTCAAGGCCAACTTCAAGTACAGCAGCTGGCAGATCATCGGAAGGACACTGTGATGGCCGAGAGCAAGAGCGCCGTTCCCGACAGCGTGGAACTGGACGACACCGATCGGGTGGAGACCCAGGACTACATGGAGTACCTGGGGGAGGAGCCGCACGGCGTGGCCTTCCTCACCTCCCACACCCTCCCGAAGGGAGACGGTCTGTGGAAGCAGAACAAGCTGACTGTGACCAAGGACATCGTCTGGGAAGCGGACCCGAGCGGCCCGGCCATCGGACAGAAGGGTCGCCGGATGCTGGTTCCGCTGGCGGACCTGCCGGACGGCGTGGCCAAGGTGCTCGACAAGACGCCAGGCTTCAAGCGGGTCACCGTCTAGAGCTGCGGTGCCCAAGCGGGATCAAGTTTGGCGAGATCCTGGATGGCGTGCTGGAGGTAAGTTGTCGTAGCGCTCGCTGCGGCAAGGAGCCGGGAGTGTTGGTACTCCACAAGTTCTCGGCTGCTGGAGAGTTCATCGGCACCAAGCGGTACCGAGAGATCAAGGAAGGAGTCAAAGATGGCGCTTGCAGTTCACCGCTTGCCGTACGGCCTGCGTGATATCAAGGTTGCCACCCTCGACAACGCGGGTGTCAAGGGCACGCTGGTGGACCTCCCGGCCGCACAGACGCTGGAGTTCACCGAGGAGACCGCCAGTCAGGTGCTGCGCGGCGATGACGCGGTCATCGCCCAGCGAGTCACGATCGACAACGTCAACTGGACGCTCGACTCGGGCGGTATCACCTTCGAGTCGTACGTGGTGATCGCCGGTGGGGCGATCACTTCCACCGGCACCACCCCCAACGTCAAGAAGTCCTGGATCCGCATGGGCACCGATGCCTATCCGGACTTCTTCATGGAGGGCCAGTCCATGTCGGAGTCGGCCGGAGACCACCACATCGTGTTCTACCGGGCCAAGGCAACACAGATCTCCGGCACGCACCAGGACCAGGAGTTTTGGGTGTCGCACGCGGAGGGCAACGCGATCGCGACGCTCACCGTGGCGGACGTCGGCAAGGTCTGGGCCATGGTGGCGAACGAGACCGCTGCCGTCATCGTCTAGGCCGGTAAGCTCCGGGGTGGGTCGCCGTAGCTGGCCCACCCCGGGAAACCATACGTACCAAGCCAAGGAGCACAGAGATGCCAGGCGATGAAGAGCAGACGTTCGGCGATTACACCACGGCCGAACTCGCGGCCATGAGCGCGATGGAACTAGTCCGCGCGCAGCAGGCAGGCTTTGTCAAGCCGCCAATTGTAGAGCCCGCGGCAGGGTTCCCCTCGATGGGACACGCAGTTGTAGAGCTGCCGTCGGACGACGCGCCGGAGCCCAGCGACAACGTCTGGGGCAACCGGGCCAAGGACGAGCAGGACTTCGTGGCGCCGTCCGGCCAGAAGTGCCGCCTGAAGCGCCTGAAGCCGGAAGACTTGCTACCGCTGGGGATCCTGGACAAGATCACCCGGCTGGAGGGCCTGGCCAACAATCTCGTGGCGCGCGCCGAGGGCCAGCCGCCCGAGAAGCAGACCATGCCGTCCGAGGAAGACCTGAAGACTCTGCTGGAGACGGTCAACCTACTGATGCCGATTGCCATCCTGCAGCCGCCTGTGTTTGCCGATGACGACCCCACAGCTCCGGTCGGCGCGATCCGGGTGAGCGACATCGATCTGATGGACCGGATCGCAGTCATGGAGCATTCGCTCCGGAAGATCCGAGGGCTGGACCGATTTCGTCACGCCGGATAACCTGCTCCGGGCATGGACGCTGATGAAGTCAACCGGCAAGACCTACTCCGAATCTGTTGGGCTGCAAGGGCTTGAAGCCTATGCGCTCGACACGGCTGTGGTCCGCTGGGGAACGGCTTTTCAGGCGGCCATAGAGGCAGCCGCTGCGGACGCGAAAAGCAGGACCGAGGCAGAGCGAAAAGCAGATGCCGTAGTTCGTAGATGGGTGCCTAGCACCAGGAGGTATCGATAGTGTCGTACGACTTGGGGACTGCGCACGGCAAGATCACGCTCGACTACGACGGTGAGCACGCTACCAGAGCAGCCGAGAAGGACATCGACAAGCTGGAGCGGAAGTCCAAGACTGGTGACAAGGAGCTTGGTAAGCTGGGAAAGACTCTCAGCCTGCTGGGCTCCGGCGTCAAGCTGGGCGGACTCGCTGTAGCGCTCTCCAACGCGGCGATATCTGCTGCAGCGCTGGGAATCCAGATCCTCGGGATGATCCCATCGCTGCTATCGATCCTCTCACTGTCGGCCGCGCTGCCCGGGCTCTATGCGGGCGGCATCGCGGCGCTGCTGACGATGAAGGCAGCGCTCGCTGGAGTGGGCGACGCTGTCAAGGCTGCATTCGACACCGAGCACCCCGAGAAGTTTGAGAAGGCGCTGAAGGAGCTGTCGCCGGAGGCGCAGAAGTTCGCCAAGGCCGTCAAGGCTTCTGTCCCGGCGCTGAAGGAGTTCCAACAGGGGCTGCAGGATGCGTTCTTCAGGGCGGCTGATCTGGCGTCAGCGATGCCCGGTGCGGTTAAGGCGTTGGGATCGCTCCGGCCGATGCTGAGCGGACTGGCAGGCGACTTCGGCGGACTTACCAAGCGGTTGGTGGAGTTCGGTCTCAGTCCGGAGTCGATTGGGTTTGTCAGCGATTCCGTGAATGTGCTGCGCGGAGCGCTCGCAGGTGCGGGAACCCCACTCATTTCCATCCTGACGGGTCTGCGGGACGTAGGTCAGGTCGGTCTGCCTCTGTTGGTACGTCTGGCGGATGCTGCCAGTACGGTGGCTGGGAAGTTCGGCGATTGGCTGACACAGGTCGCGAATGATGGTCGGTTGCAGGCCTGGATCGATCTGGCACTGTCGACGCTGAAGACGTTGGGGACGATCGTCTCCAACGTCGGCTCGATCCTGACTTCGGTGATTTCGGCCGCAGCCTCAACCGGCGGTGGGCTGCTGAATGTGATTGCCGAGATCACCGGGGAGTTTGCCAGGTTCCTGAAGTCGGCTGAGGGCAGCGAGGCAATCCGGACGCTGTTCAGCGGGATCATGGCGCTCGCCAAGCAATTGGCGCCGATTTTCACCACGCTGGTGAAGGTACTCGCCGGTGCCCTCGGTCCGGCCATGGCGAAGATTGCCACGGAGTTCGGGCCGGTGCTGCTGGACGTGATCAAGCGGCTCGCTCCGGCGTTCGGTCCACTCGTCGACGCTGCCGTTAACCTCCTGACGGCTCTCGCTCCCCTCCTGCCGCCGCTGGCGCAGATCGTGGCTCTGCTCGCCGGAGTACTGGCGAATGCCATCAATGCAGTGGTGTCCGAACTTGGTCCGCTGATCGAGATCGTTTCGCAGGGCTTGACGCAAGCATTCGAGGCATTCCAGCCCGTCATCCGTGAGATGGCCAAGGGCCTGCCGCTCGCAGCGGAAGCTGGAGTCCAACTGGCGCAGGCCTTTGCGCCGCTGATCCCGGTGATCGTGCAGCTGGCGCAGGTGATCGCGGAGTCGCTGCTGCAGGTCATGCCGGAGCTGCTGAAGGCATCGCGGGACCTGATGCCAGTGTTCGTGGAGTTCGCCAAAGCGGTGGCGGGCCAGCTGGTTACTGCACTACAGGCGTTGATACCGCTGATCCCGACTCTCGTCAAGGCATTCGTGACGCTCGCCCCGATCATCGCACAGGTGGCGCTGTTCGGGCTCCGGCTGGTGACCTGGTGCTTGCAGTTTGCCGCTGCGATTCAGGCCCTGATCGGCATCATCCCGGCTTTCATCAGCGGTCTAGTGAACGGTCTGGTTGGCGCGGTAACAGCGGCGTACAACGGCGTGGTATCGGCCGGTAGCTTCATCATCGGTTGGTTCACCAAGCTGCCCGGCCTGATCCTCAACGCTATCAAGGCGTTGCCCGGCTTCCTGCTGAGCTTCTTCGTCGACAACCTCAAGGCAGTTGCTACCGGAGTCGGATTCGCGCTGGGCCTGATTGTGGCGCTGTTCACGAAGCTGCCCAACGCAATCTTCAACGCCATCAGGTCGATCGCCGGTACACTGATGTCATTCTTCGCCAACCTATGGCGCTCGATCCGAGCTGCTGCGGTTTCGGCTTGGAATGGGATTGTATCGTTCTTCGCCAACCTCCCCAAGCGGATTCGGTCGGCGCTGAGCTCACTGGGATCCCAGATCACCTCGCTGGCGCGGAGCGCTTGGAGTTCGTTCCGGAGTGCTGTGGTCAGTGGCGCCAACAACGTGATCTCCTTCGTCCGCGGGATCCCAGGCCGGATCCGGTCGGCGCTGGGAAGCGTCGGCAGTCTCCTGCGAGGCTCTGGGCAGTCCATCATCAACGGTCTCGCAAACGGTATCAGCTCCGGGATCAGCCGCGTGCTGGGAATGGTGCAGGGCCTGGCGAATCGCGTGAAGAGCGCCTTCAACGCGGCTCTGTCGATCTTCTCGCCGTCGCGGGAGTTCTTCAAGTCCGGCGTCAACATCGGCAAGGGCTTGATCCTGGGCCTGCGGGATCAGCTGACCGATGTGGCTCGGATGGGTAAGGTGCTCGCTAGCACAGTCATCCAGCCGACGGTACAGCTACCCACCACCGCTGGCGCCGCTGCCATGAGCGTTGGAATGAACGCCTTCCCCGCACGACGTGCAGCCGATGCCACGACACAGACTAGGGAGTTTGGTCCGTATAACTTGGATCTGGACGGTAAGGTGGTCGCCGCATTTGTGGTTGACACTGTCACCGGGAACCCCAAGGTAGTCTCCAAGGCAGCCAAAGAGGGAGAGCGCAAGCAGGCGTTCACCGGGAAGGGGAACTGATGGCGCGCTCTGAGCGTCAGGTGCCAAGTGTCTACTTCGGACGCCCCGGTTCGTTGGTGACGATGCCGTGGCCCCGCGGGGACCTCGACAAGCCGTACGAGCGACCGGCGTTTGACTTCGTCACGGGCTCCGGCCAGCATGCGGTATCAATGCTGGCGCAGGGGGCAAGGGCTCCGGTTGTGAGCTGGAATGCCCTCCACATCGATACGTTCACCGCGATCACGCAGTACTGGATCGGCGCCAACGGAGTTGGACCCTGGGCCTTCATCGATCCCAGCATGCCGAACCTGTTGCTTCCCAACCAATCTGCGGCAACCGGTGTGCTGAACGACACGAGCAACTTCGGCACTTCAACGGGCGCTGCAGATATGGGAGTTCTGTCCAGCAATTCTGCAGCTGCACAGATCCATCGTACCGGCGGACGGCGCAGCCTGCGGTGGCAGTTCCTGGTGACGGCTGCGACGACTCCGGTGTTGCGGTTCCTGCCGCCGTACCGGAACTGGTTCGGGATCCCGGCAATGGTAGGTCTGCCGTATACCTGGAGCCTGTGGACCAAGCCGGATGGCGTGGTGGACTCCAACGTCAGTCTGTCAGCCAACATCGAGTGGCTGGACTCAGCCGGAGCGACCCTCAGCACCACAGTTGGAGGTGTGACCGCGGTAACGGCTTGGCAGCGGCTGACGGCGACGGGGACCGCTCCGGCCAACACGGCCTACATGCGGCCGATCCTGTCCATGACCGGATCCACCATGACTACAAACGGATCTGTGTACGTGGATGAACCGTTGCTGGAGCAAGACAGCATCGCCAACAACTGGGCGCCGGGAACCGGGCTCCGCGCGGTAGAGATCTTGAGTCTGACCGATACCGTGCCGTTTGAGGCGCGGATGCGGCGGAATCTCAACATGACGCTGCGGGAGTTGGCGATATGACAGCGCTGGATGATGCGCTTGGTGAGTCCTCGGTAGTTCTCGGGCCGCACCAGATCAAGGCGCTCTGGCGAGAGAGTGATGGGGCCAGCGACGGATCCATCAATTCCGACACGCCGACCGACCTGAGCCCGCAGTTCACCGGCCGGATGACCATCAACCATTCGCTCGCCGATGGGCTGCCGGACCCGGTCACAGCGACCGGCGACGCGGACGCCTCCGGCATCCTGCAAGCCGAAATGACTGGGCGAGAAGGCCTGGTGCTGTCAACTTCCGGTACCCGGACCTTCGATGCCGCAGGCGGTAGCTGGGACTCCGGCGCCGCGGTGACGACGATCACGGCTCCGATCCCGACTGGTGCGCTTCGCGACGACTACATCTTCGCTGCGGTGCTGATCGATGACAACACAGCCTCGGTACTACAGACCACGATGGATCCCAAGAACCAATGGGAGATTGTCGGCTTCATCCAGGATGCCCCTTTGGCGTTCTGGTTCTTCGCCAAGCGACGCTGGCGGACCGGAGTCCCACAGCTGGAGCTGACTACTGACAAGCCAGTCGACTACATGGCGTTCTCGATCGCGCTTTGGTCGCGGAATCCAACCGATATTCCGATGGACTTCAAGCTGTCGCACAAGAACATGGCTAATCAGGGCGGTGCCGGGCCGACGCTGACCATCAGCGGTGCACAGCTCGACAACAAGGGTTACTTCCTGACGTTCTACGGTGCGGCGAGTGGCAACGCCTGGACGGCCGGAGCGGGATTGACCCAGCTGGGGCAGCAGTCCGCTAACGGGCTGACTGTGATGGGTGCGATCTCCGCGCTATCCGACTCTGGGACGTATAGTTGGGCATCCGCGCAGGCAGTTGCAAACGCCGTAGCAGTCGCTGGCGTATTCGCGCTGGAGCCGTTTGAGCGTCCGCGCTGGGACGGCAGGCAGTACTTCTCGCCATTCAACACCGACTCTCCGGTGTACGGCTGGGACCGTGACACCGCGCAGGTGACTGCTGCGATGCGTGTGCTGACCTCTGACGGTCAGACGGATACCGCAGTCTTCGAGGGGCTGATGCAGGACATCCCGATCCAGGGGAGGTCGGCTGCACTCAACGCGGTGAGTAAGTCGCGGATGGATATGAATCGATCCATCGCGCTCCCGATGGTAAGTGGACAGCGCGAGAATTGTACGCTGGACTGGATCGCGACCTACCTTATGGCGCGGGGCGGTGCATTCGTCGGAACGGCACCGAACCAGTATTCGCAGTATTGGGCTCCGATGTACGGCTCGACACACGCGCACTGGGACACACCTTACGGGTACAACAACGCCTACTATATCAACACCACGACGTCGCTGGCTCGAAAGGGCAGGCGCTTCCCGGAGGTGGTGAACGGTAAGTGGCTGACTGCCATGTACGGGCAGCAAAGCGCTACCGAGATTCAAGAGATTACGATGCAGCCCAAGCATCACCTCTACAAGCAGACCACGGATGATTTCCCGCACCTGTTCGAGAATGGCGGGACCGGTCCGCTGATGATGGATCAGTTCTCGCTCGCCAATTCGCGAGGCAAGATCCAATTCTGGATGCGTGGAGACGCGGCCACTTCAGCTCCGGGCTATGCGAACTCTGCGGACGATTTCCTTTTCAAGGTGATCATTCCGCTGAATCAGGCTGCATCGATTGGTGGTGGATTCCTCGGGTATATCGAGCTGGGAATTGCAAGCAACAGCCGCAACCCATATCTCAAAATGGGATCTGACGCCGCAGGCTACAGCTCGGTGTCTTTCGTCCACACGCCTTTGCCGACTGACGGATCTTGGAACTTCTACGGGATCCATTGGGACTTTGCGGCAGGCAGTGGCGGCGCCAATTGCAACGGCGTCACGATCACGGCCACCACCTGGGCGACGAATGGTAACAACGTCACCACAGGACTTCCTTCTACTGATGCCGCCGGCAGAGCGCGTGGAGATCAGCGAGGGCTTTACCTCTCATCGCATATGCCGATCTCTGACATCCTGCTGGACTTCGGCGAGGTATATGCGGTAGGGCAGTGGAACAACCACTACCCCACGCCTATGTCGCCGGGCGCTAACTCGAAGGTCTGGGCCGCGCACACTGAGATATCCGGCATCGCGGAGTCGACGGCGGTCAACGCCTGGGACACGCTGGCACAGGTCTCACGCGCTGCGCTCGCGTCGTATCGGTGCAACGAGGCAGACGTCATCGAATGGCTTACCATGTTCCACTGGGGCGAGCCGACGCAGGTGACTCCGATAGCAGTCCACAGCACCGAGAAGGACGCATCCGATATGGATGTGGCGATTGATCCGGGAAAGATCCGAAATGTGATCACGGTCCAATTCAAGGACTCGCGGATCGATACGAACCAGCTGCCCGTGCTGCTCTATTCCGCGGCAACCGCGATATCCCCCGGGCTCTCCCAGATCACCTTTCCGCTAGACACGCCCGTTGTGGAGATCCACGGCCAGCTCAATCAGGACTCCACGCCCGGTAGCACCTGGGCGATTGCAAACCTGACCGCAGCACAGATCACTTCCGGACCGCTCCCACTCACAAGCCATTACGTGACGATCAATAGCGCGACCGACGGCACTGGAACTGTCTGGCCCTCCAACATCGTCAGCGCTGTGTTCGTTGCCTGGGATGCGAACTCGGTCACGATCCAGTTCAGCAATCTAACCGGCGCGACGGTGTATCTGGTCAACAATGGGGACCAGGTTCCATTCATGCAGATCCTGGGATATGGCTTCCGGACCTCTGACGCCTATTCCACGGTGCGGGATGATTCCTCCGTCGCCATCCGCGGAGTGCGGGCGCTGGAGACAGAGCTGACCTGGGTGCAGAACCGGTTCGCTGCGCAAGAGGTCGGTTTGCACATGGCCAACCAGCTGTCCCGGCAGCGAGCGGAGCTGGTAACGACGGTGATGGGCGACCCGCGGCGGAAGCCCGGGCAGGCCGTGACCCTGTTGGATGCGCAGGGGACGATGGTGTCGGGTAATTGGCGCGTGCTTTCGGTCGACCACGATACCGATGGTCCGGCGTATTTGCAGACTCTCAAGCTGATTGAGATTGATGCTGTTGGCGTCTGGGACGCTAGCAGCTGGGACAACGCGGTTTGGGGAGCATAGGAAATGGCATATACAATTGCAACTCCGATCCAGGGCCAGAACCTTTCCGCCTCCCTATACGGCAACGCGGTTCGGAACGCCATCAATGACCTCGACACTCGGATGAACAAAGTCGAGGTTATTGCGGTAGCCAGGAAACAGAAGGTTTCGGTCACAGCCGACTCCGCGACCTTCACAGCAGCCGAGACTGCCCTGGGCTCGATCACCACGGGCCTAATCAGCGGCTGGACGTACCAAGTCAGCTTCCACACCGCGGTCAGCGGAACGGTCCTGAATGATGAGTTGATTGCGCGGATCCGGCAGGACACCATCGGCGGAACGCAAATGCGAAGTATCAATTTTATGACCAACATCCCGGTCATCGATCTCAACGGTACCAATACCTCGATGGTAGCAGAACACACCTCTGTTGCAACGGCCAGCAAGACATTCTTCTGCACGGTGACGCGCGTGGCTGGAACCGGTACTTATCAATACCGGGCGTCCGGATCACGTCCCTCGTACATGTTCATAGATTTGGTAGTTGTCCCCTAACTCATAGGATGGATCACAGCAAATGGCTTTCCTGCAAATGATCTTCGAGCGCTTGAGCGAGAACGACGGAAACCTGAGCGCTGGTGTGACCGTGGGAGATGTTTCCCAGGACCTCACCGATCCTCAGGTGACGGAGCTGGCCGAAGCCATCATGGCTAGCGACTATATCCAGAATGACATCGCGAGGGGTGGTGCGCCAGCAGGCGGCTGGGCCATGAACTCGGAATGGGAGATCACCTCCCTAACGATGATGGGCGTGACTAGAACAATCTCCTGACAACGCGTTACGCTAGCGACGAAAGGAGGCTTTATGGCTAGCTGGGTACTCATTCCCGCGCTGCAGTCCCTGTTCGATGCATTCAACAAGATTGCGTCGAGCCGCGACAAGTCCAGTGATGGTGCGATCGGCGACACGGCGCACCAGCAGTCCGTCTCGGACCACAACCCGGATGAGGTCGGCAGCGTCCCGATCCATGACGCGGACAAGACCAACGAGGTCCACGCGATCGACGTGGACAACAACCTCAACGAGTCTGATCTGACGATGGAGAAGGTGGTCCAGTTCATTCTGGGCCGCTGCCGCTCCGGGCAAGAGAAGCGACTCCGGTATGTCATCTACAACCGGCGGATCTGGTCCGCCAGCAGCGACTGGGTGCAGAAGGCGTACACCGGGCCGTCGCCGCACACCGAGCACGCACACTTCAGCGCGTCCTACACCACCTCGCTCGAAGCCAGCACGGCTTCCTGGCACCTGGAGGACATCCCCGTGAGTCTGACCACAGCGGACAAGACCTGGATCACCAACGAAGTCAAGAAGCAGGCCATCGCGGCCGTCAAGGACCAGCTGGACGAGATCGCCAACGCTGTGATCAACGCCGACATCCTGACGGCTCCGCCCGGCACCGACCCGGACGGTAAGAACCCCACCTGGTCCATCAACTCGATGGTCCGGAACGGCTACAACGAGGGCAAGGCTGCGCACGCCGGTACCGATGCCCTGCTGCCGCTGATCCGGGATCTCCAGGCCAAGATGGACCGGCTGCTGGCCACCGCGACCGCGGGACCGACCGAGCGCTGATGGCGACGATCGTCACTGTCGATGCCTCCAAGTTCGAAACGGAGCAGGAGGCACGCGACGATATCAAGACGTACGGCTATGGGCCGTGGGCTCTGCCGTACAAGGGTATTGCATACCGAGAGGGCCAAGAGTCGCACCTGGTGCATCTGTTCACCGACATCCTGGACGATCAGACCGTGATCGACGGCTGGATCCGTGTCCTGACCTGAGGATTCGAGCGCGAGAGGGGCTGGGGCGGATAGACTCGCCCCAGCCCTTTTCCTACTCCCCTAAAGGCGGATCATGAGTGAGCGGAAGCGAGGAGCAACGCCCAGACCCGCGTTGGCCCGCCCTGTGGATACTGGTACGGGACGTGGTCATGTTCTGCGCGGGCTGGATCTTGGTTTTTATGGAGGTCTCGCGGCCGGAGGTCAGGGACTCGGTTCTGGTGTTCGCGGGAACGGTGATCGGGACGCCAGGTCTGATAATCGCCGGATCCGCCGTGGCAAGCGTGTTCCGACGCCGCACTGGTACCGGTGGGTCGCAGTCGGCGCCAGCGGACTCAGCCTCCTCGCCATCTTCCTAATCCTGGCGATGCGATGACCCCACTTACCGTTCCTGCGAAGTGGTTGGTGCCAGCGATCCTGTTGGTGATCCTGTCGCCGATCCTCTCTGTTCTGGCTTCTGTGAAGATCGCAGAAAACAATGCAGATCGACAGCAGAAACGGGCTGCCGCTGAGCAGATCGAGGCAGCCGCACAGGCACAGGCGGCAGCGAACGTAGCGCGAGAGGAGGCCAGGAAGGTGACCTGTCAGCTGTTCGCCGCGATCCTGGATGGGTACCGCGAGGAGCCTCCCAGCACCGAGTCCGGTATCAACATCCAAAAGACTTGGCTCAGGCTTTACAAGCTGAGCAACTGCCAGCCAGTCCGCAACGAGTAGAGGACTATCCTCCGGTTAGGATCCCCCAATAGAGGAGTTGGCGAATGAGTTGGAAAACGAGTGGTAAAACCATCCTGAACCTGATCGCGCTGATCGTAATGGCCGGTCTGACCACCTACCGACAGGTGGCCGGAGACGGTGTCTCGCGGAGCGAGTGGGTCATGGTCATCATCGCGCTGTTCGGCGTGGCGACTGTCTGGGCGTCAGCCAACATCACCGGTTTCGACAAGGCCAAGACGATCGTGGCCGCGCTCACGCTCGTGCTGAACCTGCTGGTGTCGATGATCGTCGATGGGCTGACGGGTGACGAGATCTCTCTGCTCATCATCCAGTTCATCGGCGCGCTGGGCGTCGCCGGTGCCCCGGCTGTCAAGCAGGTCGTGGAGCGCACAGTCATTTCGAGCTAGTAGCGGCAGTTTCCGGCGCAACGTACCGTTGTGTCATCGGCGCGAGGCAGGCCGGAAGTTGGTTGGTCCCTTCGGACCGGCATTGCCTCGCTGGCCCGTGCGTTTACCGGGCAGGATGGCCGGTTGGCTTGAGGATGGGACTCTCACCCTACCTCAGAGGAAAGCCAACCGGCCATCTGCGTATCTGCAGGAAG